TATTTCGTATTGCTTAATGAATATAATAAGGCAGCTGGACATATCGGCGAAATCGCTGATATTCATTCGTTCCTTGTCAAAATGTTTGACGAGAACGAAGCTAAAGAGCAGTATGCCAAGATGTTTAATAAGAAAGGTAGCGAAGAAGAAGATGGTTCTGACGAAGAAGACTTGAATGATTCTTTAAAACTGGACATCAAAAATCCGTTTATCAACGAAGACATCGAAATCGAAGACGGAGAAGATAAAGACGGTGACGACGGCGTTGAAAAGGAAGAAAACAACGATAAGTCAAGCGAAGCAACTTCTGAAGGAAAAGGTAAGGAAGGAAACCTGGACTGGATTGAAACAAAGGCAGGTAAAAACCTTGTAGAGCTTTATCGTCAGTTCGGTGTTAATATCCAAAATACCAAGCTCGATATTTCTTCGCTTAAGCGTATGGCCAGTGAAAAGAGCCAGAAAGACACAATTAAGAATTTCGCTACTATTGTCAAGTCAATTAATGAAAGTTTGAGCCGTATGGAAATCAATCCGATTACTGACGGTATAATCGCGTTCGATTATGCATTCGGCGAAGATGCAGACGAATCTAAATTTACTACGCTTGCAAACGCATTTAAGCTTGAAGGATTCAAGAGCGAAGACGAAGCTCGCGAAAAGGACGAGAAGGCTAGAAAAGAACGTAGAAATGACGGCGTATTTACTATCAAGGAGCTCGAAACCGAAATGAATAATCTCGGTAAGATGTTAAGCCCGGATAGTAAGGCTATGAAAACAGTAAAAGAACTTAACGGCTTTGTAAACAGCGCAGAAGGCGATAACTGGGTTACAGAATACGGTAACAAGATTAAGGAAGCTGAAGCCTTCGAAAAAGAAATCTGGGATAAGTGCTTTGAAATATACAATGACAAAAGCAAGAATACCAGAAAAGGTAATGAATGGCTTAAGCAGAAACAGAAAGAGGCAAATGGCCAGGTTTATTTAAATAAGCTTTGGATTACTCTTTCTAGTGCAAAGTATATCGTTGAACAGATTCAGAAAAAAGTTGAAGTTGCAAAGAAAAAGAACGAAAGCTTTATTACGATGAATAAGTTCATGCTTCCGCTTTTGACAGAAGATGAAGATGTTGAACAGCCTAAGTCTGAAGAAAAAAGTGGAACGAAGAAACGTCATACGGTTGAAACTGTAATTAATACATATACCGATAATCTTTCAAAACTTAATTTTAATGATTTGGTACCGACCGATATTAAGGATGAAAAATTTAACATTTTCAAGGGCAAGGAATTTAACGCTATGGAAACTAAGATTGCTGAAGGACGTCTTGGAACCAGAGCTAAAAATAACGCAAATCTTCCTAAGTCAGTATTGAAGAATGTTATTGGTAACCCGACCGACGAAAATAATAAGATTTATAAGGCTTTGTCTTCTACTTGCAAACGTATGATGGATTATATCGTATATGGTTCAAAGGCTAAAGATCTTCAAGGTGACGACAGAGATATTTATCTTCTTGCCGGTTGTATGATTGGCGTATGTAAGTCAATGCAGAAGCTCAGAAATACGCCTGAAGCTCAAGAAGACCATCGCGATAAGTCTACAGCACATCCGCAAAAAGGTCCTGAAGGTGAAAAAGTCGATGCTGGAACACCAAAAACTCAAAATGCATCCTATATCGATACCCGTTCTAAGGACAGTCTGATAAACGAAATATATAAATATATAAGAGGTTAACTAATGATTCAAGAAGATTTTGAAAAACTGGTCGAAAGCATTGCCAATACTGAAAAGGATTTTCAGATTGTTGTAGAAGATGTCGACCTTGATAATATGGACGGTTCGTCTGAGGCTCCGGCTAAGGATGTTCGTGCTGAAATTCGTGACGCAATTAAGCCGCAGGTTGATATTGTTGCTTCCCTTATTACTACAATCAAGGATGCATTTGCAGACAATCTTGACCAGACCAAACGAATGAACGATGCGATTGACCAGAATCAGTCCTGGGAACAGACGATTCGCGGCGCATGCGAACAGGTTATTAAAACCGTTGAAGCCAAGGACGGAAATATTGATCGTCCAGAATCCATTACACAGGATAGTTCTAAGTGTTCTCCAAAAGCTTTCAATAAGTTCATCAAGAACTATACTTCCCGTGACTATGGTGTTCTCCAGTTGGCACAAGCTATAATGGTTTTCTACAATTCCCTTGCAGGTTAATTCCATTGTATATAAAAATAAAAGAGCGGTAATCCGCTCTTTATTTTTTACTGTTCACAAAAACTATGTAATCGTGCCATTTCTTAAGAAGCTTTTCTCGAAGCTCGTTATTCAATAATTTATTATATCGCTTGGCTTCTTTATTCCCGATATTATATTCTTTCTTTATGGCAATCATCAAATCTAGATTATCTTTTTCAACTTTATATGCCGTATAGTTAAAATAATGCTTAGTCTTCTTAACCCAAGTATAAAGAATAGTATAATGCTGTTTATCTGTCAGTTTCTGAATAGAAAGCTCATTGGCTAACGGGATAAGATATTCATAAGAACTAATAAAACGGTTAATCATGAACTGCGAATAACCTTTTCTACATTCTTCTGGAAGTTCTTCCCACTTATACTGTTTGGTACAGATAAAATTTAACGTATCAAATAACGGATTAGACTTGGCCATTATAGTTCCTCAAATTCTATGCTCATCTTATTCTGATTAGTATCGTCGAAAATAATTTTCATCTTCATATTGATACTATTAACCTTAAAAATATAGCAATTTTTTGAGGAGTCTAAAAGCTCATAATCAGTATTATTTGTAAATCCTTCGATAATTTTATTCATATTAATCCTTATAGAATTTACTTAACCTTGAAATCGGCCATTCACCATGGACTTTCTTGTCCCACTTGGCGAAAAACACTTTTTTCAAGTCTTCAAAATTTGCAGGCGGTTTACCGGTACTATAATGTTTAACCTTCAAGTCAATCGTAGAAACCTTATAACCATGTTCAAGCAGTTGAAGACAAATATCCGTATCGTAGAAATGATAATCGGTAAGAGACTCATCAAATCTTAAGCCTTCTTCAAATACACGACGAGGGAAGAACATGCAGCATCCGTCTACCGTAGCGAGATAATCATAGACGCCGGGATGATCTGCCATCGGATATTCTACAAGTTGTAAATTATTAGTTATATCGCCTTGAAGAATTGCACCTTCGCCATAAGTACCTCTACCGCCGGCGCTTGCAACGCCAGACCACCATGTACAAGTCCTATCCAAGGCGCTCGTTCCAATTAATCCACAAATACCGATTCGATAATCTTCGAAACGCTTAGTCAGCTTATATTCTACAATATCATACGGAACATCAATATATGCATCTTTATGTCGGAAACATATATTCTGCTCGTTCGATTTTAAAACAATATTTTCGATTGCATAGTTGTATTTCTTTGCAATAGAATCGCCAATACTATTATCGATATAAAATTTCTTATCAGTATCTACGTCTACGTCTTCTTCGCGTTTACTTATCGGTATTATTTCCAGCATCTGTAATTCCTAAAACATCATTTATCATTCTAACTTCAAAACTCATACTTTCGCCTTTCATAGCGGTTGCTGCAATCATTATACGGTTTGCCAAGTTTGAGAACATGTTAGATATTCCATCTTTAAAGATTACCAGTTTAGCAAACGGCAATTGTCCTTCAAAAAGATGTTCTTGTTTATCAAGGTCGAGTTCGGGAGCAATGGAATCGATGTCAATAGGCAATTCATTATATTCAATAGACTTTGAAATGACTGCTTTCTTGACTTCAGGTTTCACTGTATTCGTAAACATATAATAAGCCAATTTACATTTTGTCTTTTCTTTTTCGATACGTCTGGCAATTTCTTCATTTGATAACGACTTATTACCAAATTCTTTCAGGTCGGCCATTATTTGTTCTAGCTGTGTATCAAATAGCTGACCTGGTTTAACGTATATAAGCTTATTGTCTTTAAAACAAGCGGTTAACGGGAAAACCGAGCGTTCAAGCATTTCATTAACAATATCTTTTTCATGCTCGGTTACAACTTCGACAAAATATAAATTGGCATTATTGATATATGAGATTGATTCTTTATAGTCTTGGCAAATATGACATGCATCATCGGTGAATACATAAATGCCATGTCGGAAACTTAATAAAAACTTTTCGAAATTTAACTTTTGAGAATCAAACATATACTTATTTATTAGGCTTCAATTTGCGGTTCGCTGAGTTCGGTATGATAGGTAGCGACAAACTTCTTGCCAGTTTCAGGATCGGTTTCCTTACGCTTGACATAGAGTGCAAGAGACTTAATCATATCCTTATCCGGATCGCAGTTGAACGTAAAGACATAATCAGAACGCCAAATGCCGTCATTACCTTCCTTACGAGAAATAGAAATATTGACAAGCTTTGCTTCGAGTTCAAGTTCGCTGAAATTCATCTGGTAATTAAGGTTATAATCGCTGACCGGAATAGTCATAGAAGTCCATGCGTCACGAGTAGCGTTGCTGTCAATTGCGCCGTTGAAATCGATGTCATTACGGAACTGCTGCGGAATCATACGTACGCTACTGTCTTCGACAACCTTCAACTGCATCTGCCAATAAACATCTTCACCCTTACGGATAAGCTTGAAATTGGTAAGTGTACTATCAAATGATACATTATTCATTTTGTTTTCCTTTTTAAAATTTTCGATAATACAAATATAGCAAAGTTTTATTTAACAAAAAAAACCTAAAAAATAATTTTAGGTTTTTCTGAATTTTTAGATTATATCTGGATTTTTTGAATCAAAGAACATCAGCATTTCATTAAGATGTTGTTCTGATTCTAGCCATAGCGAGTTATTATTCGCATATTCATATTGCCATTCCAGAACTTCATTATATTTGTCTTTCTTGGTCAACGGCCAGAACACCTTATCGATTTCATCGACTGTCGAAGTATCTTTAATCTTACAGTCATTATGAATTTCTCGATATGGGCTTTCATCATTTTTTGCAAAGATATTGCCCATGAATACGCATCCGCATGCACAAGCTTCTGTAAATCTCAATGATGACTTAGCTCTATTGAACGGATTATCGACAATTGAAGCGATACTGAAGTCGGCATTGATTTCCATGAATTTTCTCGGGAACGTATGTGAATCCGCCCACGGAATAAATTGAATCTTATGTTGAATTTCCTGCCAGAAGAACGGCAGCGAACCCATGACATAAAAATCAATCTTATCTTCCTTGACATTCTTGATTACCCAGTCGCAAAGTCCAGTATTCCAGTCTCCTCGGTCGCCGGGCTGTCCAGGATGGCCGTTAGGGAAGTTTGGGTTCTGTCCTGGGGCCATTTTAGGAATTGGCTGACGGTAATGGGTCGGAGAGCCAGAATAGACCACACGCGGCTTTATGAGGTCCTGTGTGAGCGGCTTCTTTCTAGGGAAATTCCAGAGATAACGCGGAACAACGTTCTTGATAATAATAACGTTGCCGGCACCGAATGCACGTTCAAACATTCTCTTAAGATATGTGGTAGTTACAGAAATTACATCGAGAATATCGACACATTTCTTCATATATTTCATAATTTCCGGCATATTCTTATGGATTGAATCATGCGCCGGATTATATGGAGGTACTGCGTCATTTGTTTCGTCTGCGTCACCGGTAATAAAGGTCAAGTCGTCATAGTCAGCACAAAGTTTATAACCGTATTTCGGCTGTAATTCCTTGTATCGCATGATAATATCAAAGTCATGCTTATTTTCCGGTCTTTGAAAAACAATAGACTTTGCCGCAATCAGAAGATTCGGGTCATACGTAATTTTCGGAAGAACAATCGGCGTAACACCGTGTTCGTAACCGTTCATATATTCAGCATTAAATCTTAACCTATAGTGGCTACAACCACTACGGTCTTTCGTATAAACAAGGGCAATATCTTTCCCGTTTTCATTTACTGTATTAGCATTAAGCATTTATTAATTATCTCCGCCATACGGGTCGTCGATTGTATTAAGATTTTCATAGAAGTCAAGGCCGCTAATTTCCTTATCCTTATGTTCGTTCATTTCGTTAAGGTAAAGGTTAATTGCGTTTGTAATCAGCTGAGTTACGAATGCAAATGCACTTGAATTTCGAGTTTCATCATAACGGTTAATGTACATGAACAATGTCATCATACATTCTTGTCGAATATCTTCAACATCTTCATATGCCGGCGTCTGAATAAGCTTAAACGAAATAATACGTCCGTTAATGACTTTCAAGAACGCGTCACAGATTTCAGCCTTGAGCGCGTCAAATTCCGCATTAAACTTACGGCGTTCTTCTTCACTAAGGTTACGATACTTTTTCTGAAGTTCTTCAATTTCTTCACGCTTACGCTTAATAAAGCTTTTCGCCAGAATGTACTTGTCTTCGGTAACGGTCTTCTTGAGTTTCTTATTTTCAAGCTTACGTTCATACGGATCACACCATTCGCCTGTATCGTTAATGTTCATGTGATTAAACTTGATTATTAACTCTCTCAGGTACTTATTTGATATGTAGCCTTCATCGTTTTTATCCTGCTTCATGTTAAATTCCTTAAATATACTTAATATCGTATTTAAATATAGAAAATAATTGTAAAATAAAATTTACAAAATTTTTTTCTGAAAATTCTTTAATGTAATGACGAAGGAGACGGCAAACGAGCAGTAGGCATGCTATTATTGGCTTTAGCCCTATTAATTTCATTCTTGTTTACTTCGCTTTCTTCCTGCATCATCATTTCGATTATCTTATTTTCTACTTCGACTTCAATCCAAGACCAGTCATTTGTAATCTGCAAATTTGAATATTTGGCAATCCTAGTAATCGTCTCAAGGACTTCCATCAAATTTACAGAATTAAATAAATTATTATCGTTGATTGTAAGCTGGACCGGATGTGCCTGATGGCAGTTTTCACAGACGATTACAAAATTGTTTTTTACGCCGCAATAGTTTTCATCGATTATTGATTTTAGCGTAACGTAATCATAGGCAGAAATATTCGTTATGAAATCAACTTTTTCTTCAAAATTCATAGAATCTTCATCGATATACAATGCGATGTCTTCGATTTCATCATTCGTAATTATGCCAGAATCTTTATATTTCGGAAGGCTCAATTTAAAAGTCTTTCCGGTATCTTGCAAATAAACACTGTCGATAAACGGCTTTTCTATATGGGCAAACTTTATCTGTTCAAGAGAAATGCTTTCTTCTATCGGTTGGCCGCATCCTGAACATTCAGGTATTCTTATCGTATAGCCGGTTTTTGAAGTAAAGCTATTGAGACGAATCCAGAAAATAAGATACATCCTGTCAGCAAGGTATAAATCCTCAAATTCCATTCCTTCAAGAATCGTACATTTTTCAAGAAGTTCGTTACATACGCTTGTCGCCGTTTCAGGAAGCATTGTAGACAAAAACTTGACTTCGAGAACAGTCATTGAACGTATCTTTATCTTGATATTTTTCGGGTACATCAAACCACGCGTAGGTAAATCGTACGGATTTATTCGCCAGTAGTTATATCTGTCATAATCATGAAAAAACATTATACACCCGTTCTGTTCAAATTGATTTTTGCAATCCCGTTAAATACACCAGGACCGAATGCGCCTACGTAAGGAGTCGGCACGGTTATAATTTTCTTTAATGCGCCTTCGAGTTTTTCCTGTATCTTATTCCATATCTTCTCTGTAATATCAGGGTTCTTTTCCGGATCAGGATCCATTTGACTGAGCTCGATAAATAATGTCTGCGCGATTCCGAAGAAATGCGCCGTTGCCAACGGGCATATGCAGACGCCTGGTATTAGCGGGGCGGCACTCCATGTAGTTAATGATGAAGTTATTTTTAAACCTATATAGTTGAAAAGATTGGCGAGACCTCCGGTAGGAACCGAAACCGCGCTCAATACTTCAGGTACAAGGAGCTGAAATGTTTCAAAAACCGGCTTACATATCTTAAGCGGGGTAGTGGCAGTTCCTAACTGAAACGTAGTACCTGACGGATATGTTACAACTCCGTAAATATCGCAGTTTACGCCGATGAAATAATTACGCAACCATTGGTTTAATCCATTAGTCAAATGCTTAATGGTTTCAAACTGTGTCGCCGTATCAGGCTTCATAGTATCGAATCTCGGTTTAAGACAATTTTTATACAAGTTAATCATTATTTAAAGTCCGCCCAGAAGTCTTCGTTATATTCGTTGGCATCAGCCATCATATCTACAGTCATTTCATCTTGTTCTTTCTTGTCTTCGACATGTCTGATATTGTCCATATCGATTTCCGGCTGCATTGTCGCATAGACCGCCCAGTAAAGTGCGGAAACGGTGTCGTCATGACAACCCTTAACAGCCTTGAAGACATTAGGCGTATTCTGTTCTTCGAACGTCGACAATTCCTTAATAGTAACGGCATTATGAACTTTAAGGAATCCAGCATCCATAACTCTCTGTAATTCCATACATGCGTCGAGTTTCGAACGTTTGTCCGCCTTGGTACCGAGGCCGTGACCGGCTTTTTCGGTATTAATCATATTCGTATTCTCGAGCGTATACCATAATTCTTCCGCTACCTGTTTACCGACGTCATTATTTTCGAGAATGTAATAAGCGTTGTTATACATCTTCGATATAAAGTCGATTTTTCTCGAGAATTCGCCTGGCTTGACGGTATTCGAACGGTAGATTGCAACCTGTTCCATATCGTTCTTCGCACGGATTTCGATAACCTGTACACACGCATAGTCGCCGCCTACACCTGAACAGCAGTCGACTCCCATGACGTATAGAGCGCCAGGCTTAGGTCTAGCATAGATTTCAAGAGTAAGGTCTTCAAACAACGTTTCGATAGGTTCTGTTTCCATAAGCTTCTCGAGGCATTCTGAAGAAATAAGCGTCGGAGAAGAACCTATGAAAGAGCAGTTATGGTTTATAAGCCCGTTATTTGTCGAATAAAGCCCTCCGTCGACGTTTACGGGTGTATACACAGTTCGTTTTCCAAGTTCCTCTATAGAAACGACCGTGCTTTCGCCGAACTGGGTATTCTTTACCAAATCTCCCGGTTTTAACTTACAGGCTTCAAGCTCAGTTCCGTCTGGAAGCGTGAGTCTGTGGTCGTCAGAGCACTTGATTTCGCAATTATCGAAAACTACATGTAATGTATCTGCAAGTTTTTTAGAGAAGCCTTCGAACTTCTTGTATTTTTCACCGAGTTTGATAAACATATTTTTCTTAGGTCAGGTTATTTATATTGAATTTCTTTATTTTCTTATATTCCTTCGCGTCCCTGTATGAAACGATGTCGATTCTTGTATTATGCGGCTCGATTTCTTCCGGATGCATAATCTTAATCATATTCCAGCTGGCAAGCAGGAAGGCTATAGAGTTCCTGCGCTGAATATCTTCAAGAGATACGTTGCCGAAGCCGTGATAGCCGGTCTTGCTCGTACCCATCGTAAAAAGCTGTTTAAAGTGAGCCAGATAGAAAGAATCGAAGTTCTTGTAAAGGTGACACGACTGGTAAATAATCTTGTTGACCTTATCAACGATACCGATTCTGGTCAGTGTCTCGTTGATAATGCGTTCGTCGACAAGAGGCTTGATAAGAAGCAATTTGTTAGTTTCGTACATATCAGTATTCCTCAGGTTTCCAGTCAAAATCTTTCATTTCGTTTGCAAACATGACGTCGGCAACGTGGGAAGGATCCAGTTCTTCGGTAATACTTTCAGAAAAACATTTCATGAGGACATTCTTCGTCCTCGTATATCTTACTATGTCGGATTCGTCAAGCTTAGAGAACCCGTAACCTGTATAACCCTTTTCTGTATAGACACGGTTGATTTCTTCGACGAGCTTCGTAACGTCGATATATTTGGAATTATAGAAGAGATATTTTTTATCACCGATAATCCTTGCAGTCCATACGGCAGGGTTGGCTGACGCTAGGATGTCGTCAACCGTTTCATCTTTGTCGGCAGGGCGGACAATCGTATTCCTCGACATCTCGTCCGTAGTCTTGTCGACTTCTTCACACATGTATTGTTTAAACGTCATACATTATTTATAAAAAAGACCGCCTTGTACGGGCGGTCTCTTTCAAAATCCGAATAAATACTAGATTTTCGGCAAGAAGAACGATGGAGAGAACGGAATCGGAACTTCGATTTCCTCGTCGCAATGAGCGCACTTGAACTTGCCGTAAGGCGTAGCGATGAACATGTAGTCACTGACAAGGTTCGTAAACTTCGTGAACGACATGCCGTCGAGCTCGGTAAGGTATTCGTATGCCGTAATCAAGGAAACGTCGCGGCCGTTAATCTTGGTAATGTAACTGGAGAAATCAAGAAGGCCGGTATCGATGTCAAGGTCTACGTTCGGGTCGTTCTTAATCTTGTCGACTGCCATTTCTGTATTGATTGTCGGGTATTCGATTGTAATCTGGTCGCCGTTGATGTCAAAATATTCCGGCAGGGGCTTTTCATAATAAGTAACTGCCAGGTTTTTCAATACGAAATCATAATGTGCGATTGTATCACAGTTCTTGCACTTATGACGAACCTTAAACGGGATGTCGTTATAGGTGAACGAACGAAGATAGAAAATGAGCCAAATCTTGTCGGCGACAAGAATCTTGGTATAATCGAAACCGTTACCGTCCCAGATGGAAGACTTTAGGATATTGTTGATAACAAAATTCGAATTCTGTTCCGTGATGGTTGCTAGCTTCTTGATGTTGATAGTGGACAGTTTCTTTACATAAATCTTGTCTGGATAGAACATTCCTTTGGAAGGAAGTAAACTCTTGTCCAACAGTATGGCGCCTTTAGGCGGCTGATTCGTGATGTCTGCAAGAATACTGTTCAGGCTGTTATTCTTAGGATCGTTGCTGATGTCTATTTTTTCTGATTTCATATATTCACCTTTAAGTTTTTAACATCTTATTTATAAGATTATTTGTGAACCGATATAATCCTCATCTTTTGGACAATGTGATTGCTCGAGATCTAGAGCCTAATGTAGGAAACATTAGACTTCAAGACTGTCACTTTTGGCATAAAGCTTCATGTCTCGATCCTTGGGAATTACACTGCAGCTTACGGGGCGGTCATCCTGTACTCCGACTACATCTACAGAAACCATGGCGGCTAAATTTACAGATTGTCAGTCTGTAATTCGCTGACGTTAAGCATTAACCGTAACCTCGAAAGGCTCGAGATAAACCGGTTCATTTCTGGAAAACCCACGTCTCAAGTTTTCAATGGCTAACCCTCTACCGACAGTTCCATTGGATTGGTCTTCGCTCCGAGGAATTAGACTAGCTATGTTTGGTTTCAAATATAGTAAAAAAACTTTTTACGTAAAAATATTTTAATAAAAATCTGAAAATATCTTAATGTCTTCTGGCTTTTACAGTTTCTTCTTTATTAAGTTGAGAATTTCCGCGAAGTCCCTGCTTTACTGCATTGAGTAATTGACGAACATCGTCAGGAGTACCTTCCATTTTTCCAGAAGTTACATCAAGCATACCATGTGAATATCCAGAAACAGAGTTAATATATTCATCCGTAATGATGTCGTTTATTGTTTTACCAGTACGTTTTGCTTCTTTTTCAGCTTCGCTACGGATAGTAGAACCGAAAAGATATGCTGCATTTAAGCTACCGTCAGTTATAGCTTCTGAGAACATATTTTTAATTTTCATCGTAGTATTCGAACCATCTGAAGCAATAGCCTTCTTCGTACCGGAAATACCGTGTTCATAGTTCATTACGAGCTGCTTATCGTTTTCCATAGTTTCAGCTGTATATTGTTGGCCTTTACGTCTATTGAATTCTTCTTGAGAAATTTCAATATAATCAACGCCTTTTTGACCTGAACCAGCCTGTCTTACATAATATTTGCCTTCTTCAGATTCTACGACAGCAACTGCGCCGACAAGTTCAAGGGCGACGGCTCGATCTGCGTTTTCGTTGTTCTTATTGGAATTTGTACCTTTCGCAGCAGAACTCTTGTTACCTTCATATAATCTTTTCGTATCAAATACCAAGTTACCGGTTTCATCTGCAGTTCCTGTAACACCATTCGAAGCAGAGTTGCTTATAGCCATAGACATGCTCATACGAGTAGCGGCCTGGTTATGGAATACGATACTCATCGGAAGTTCAAATTTTGTAGTTTCATGCTTATTGTCTTCAACAATAAGAATCTTATTTTTGCCAGAAGTCTTAATATCAGTAATGGTCAAGGCGTTTCCGTTACCGTCAGCCATAACATCATTTGTCTTAGCAGTTTCAAACTTGCTGACTTTTTTCGGTAAGTTAGATAAACCAACATTCTTGATGGTATTATATTCTTTTTCATATTCGTTATATTTTTCTTCATAGACAGAAAGCGCGGATATAAATGTATCTGCGGTTTTTTCATCCGTGCCCATCTGTACGAGATTTGCCTTGATTGTCGATAATTCATCTGTTGTCAAGCCGTCAGCAGCATTCACATTATCGAGATATTTGGCGATAAATAGACCCTTGTCGGTATTGAACATATCATATGCAGTATCGCGTTTTTTACCTTTATTTTGTCTTGTATATTCGTCGATAGCCTTTTCTGCCATTGCACGCTTATCTTCAGCGCTTAGGTTATTAAAGATATTATTATAGACTGTAGATACTGCTTCTATTTCAGCGTTTCTGATATTTGCCTGTTCTTGGCGTATTTCACGTTTACGAGCATCCTCTTCAGGATTTTTCTTAGGTTCAACTTTGGTAGATGAATGCTGTGCAGTCTTAATTTCTTTGTCAATACCAGGCTCTGCTTTCTTTGCACGATTTAAATGATCAGTAAAATCAAGCGCCGTAATAGGATTACGTTCGAGTTTCTGCGTCGTGCTGTTATATTTAAGCCCGATTTTATTGTCTATGCCTTCTTCTTCGATTTTTTCGTCGAATATGTAAAGGATGTTGAAAACGGCGGAAATTTCTAAAGGTGCACCATATCCGTTATTGTTAAATGTCGGAGTATCGAAAGACTTAAGCATCGCTATATAATGCTTCTTGTCGACAATATTTTTCATAGTTTCGTCAAATTGTGTTATTTCGATATTGACAAGACCTGATATGCTGCTTCTCATGAACGGAGATTCGCTATAACGTTCTGCAAGGAACTTATAGATTTCCATATCGTCAGTTTCTTCAAAGGTTATCTCGAGTTCGCTTTCGCTAAATTTTAGAATTGGAATTATAAACTGCGTATTGCCGAAATATTTTTTATTTTCAAGATCGAACTTGAATACAGGCTGACTTATTTTCTTGACTGCATAAGTACGACGACGATATTGCGGGTCAACATCTTCACGATTGTTATTGTCGCTTCTATAAGGCCATATGTCGCAATTAAACCTGTATGTGATATGAGGTTTAACTGCATTAAGATATTGATAGACATTTAATAACGGCATCTATTACCAGCCTTCGAACGGGTCATAATATTGTGGGTTTTCTACCTTGGTTTCGTTCGGTACAAATTCTTCATGCGTTTTAACGTTGTCAGTAGGTTCGACAATGCTCGGATTCTTTTTCGGGAGTTCGCCTTCGTCTGTATCTTTCTTCGCGTCGGTATTTGTCTGGAGCATATCTTTCTCAGGACCAACCGTACTTGTCGGAATATTCTTTTCGTCATTAGTGAGGTCCAGGTTGAAAGTTTCACCAAGTTCTTCGTAATGACGGAGTTCTTCCATTTGATCAGGATTGACATTTTCCTCGTCGACGTTATCCGTATTATTGTGCCAGACACGGAGAATAAAGGTATATGTAGTAGGAACGCTAAGGAAGCTGGTATTTTCAGCGAATTCCTTTACGTTTACGATTTCGTAGAATGTATCTGAATATTCGATATACACAATATCGCCGATTCTCGGTTCAATCGGTTCATAGATGTCTTGCAGGTCAGGATAACTGAGCTGGCTTGCATCATAAAAATGTTGGATTGTGCACTGACAGGTAATAAGTTCGGTATAAATCATACCCTGCAGGTTATAGCTCTTCTGCATTTGCGGAATACTGTCAGTGTACATTTTTAGAATGAATCTGCGAACTACGTTAGGAATATTGTCTTCGCCGAAGAGAATATCTTTCTTCGTATTCATATCCCTGACATAATATTGTACTTCGAAACCGAAATTTGAGTATGCTTCAGAAGTAAGTTCAGAAATTAAAGCGGTTTCTGCCTTATAACAGTCATTGTTCTGGCCGTCGAAATATTTTGGCGCATTCCAGTCCTTTCCTTCAACAGAACAGCCTGCACCGGTAAATAATTTTGTAAATTCTGCAGCATAATTAGCCATAACTTATTTATAAATATTAAAAATCCTGGTCGAAACCAGGATTTTATTTTTAATATTTACCGATAAGCTGTAGGATGTCTTCTTTAGCCTGTTGCGGCGATTCGTATTTTACGATTTGTCCGCCGGCTTCAGAGAAAGCATCACAGTTTTTTCTAAAATCATCAATTAATAACGCAGAAGGTTCGGCATAGTATGCTTTTTCCTTGCCAAGATTTACGATAATCATATGGTGCTTGTCTAATCCGATATTTTTCTTCAACCAGTTCATCCTGCCGATTTTTCCGTCAGAATAATTAACAGAAGTGAGAATAAAGAGATCAAGATTTTCCTGCGAGCAAAGATTCTTTACCCATTCAAAAAAATCTTTTCCTTCCGGAAGCCATTCCATATTTTCCCAAAAGTCAGGCGAGTTCTGATGAATAATATCCCAGTCGACTTTATTACCGTCAATACAGTTATATTTTTCGCATTCGCCTCTAAAATTGGACAGAACACCGTCAACATCTAAGTATATCTTATCAATCATTATCTAAATCCTTTTAACCAAATAAAATATAGCAAATTTTAGAAAAAATTGTTATAAATTTTATTTTACGCTATAATTATTTATAGATAAAGTCAGACATGATAAGTCCGCAAGGATGTTCTTTAGTTTTCGTAAGGAAGCATTCCTGGATATACTTTTCCTGGTTTGCCATAATTTCGATATTGTTTTTTATTATGAGTTCTTTTCTAAGGAATTCGCATATGGCAAAAGCGTCTATAATATCAGATGTAGGAGAATTACCGGCTTTTCCGTTAGCTACAGCAGGCAGGTCAGAAAGGTCAGGTTTGACTCCTTGCCATTTATCGAAAGCATCTCGCATTCCGATTTTGTCAGCTGAACCGTAACCGGCAAAGAATTTCTTATTCTGGTTAGGAGTATAGAATTTTAGTTTACAGCCGTGTCTGAATAGGCTGAGTTTTATGTTTCCCTCGAACTCTGCCAAGCTGAAAATCATGCCTGAAGCGCCAGACATGGAGTAAGCATAGTCTTCGACTCCGACATAATCACAATCTTTACACCACCAGATTATATTGTCACAGAAAAATTGATAACGTTCGTAGTCATTCTTGAACTGGGTCGTTTTATAGTAAACGATATTATCGGCACTGTTTTTTAAAACTTTCGTAAAACCGTGTCGTTCGACTTTTGTGACGTTAAAATTATTGTCAAGTTCTTCAATAATTACGCCCGAAGAACTGATAGAAAGGTCAAGTCCTGCAATCTTCATAATAAATATTTATATGGCAAAAATTATAGACTATAATGAAGAATTCCAAAGTCAGGCTAATCGAACAGTAACATATAAAGAATATAAGTTTTCTGTAAACGATAATAACGTAACGATTAAGCCGTCTGAAACAGATACCAGTTCAGATGAAAATACAGAAATTGATAAGATGATTTCTGTAGGCGGTTGGATAACTCCGTCGGAATATTATAGTAATGCATCGGTAAACAATGCTGGGCAGGTTACAGACGAAGGTTATTTGGCGTATGGCGGAACAATGCCATCACAGCTTAAATATTTTTGGGTAGAAGACCTTAAAAACTGGTGTATCTATTCGCTTGACGGATATGAAACTACGTATCTGAAACAGTTTCATTTGTGCGTATGGAATGGTAAGAATGGTTGGATTCCAGTAGATCAATTTAAGCTTAATCCGACTTGGGATTTATATAATATTGCAAATCTTCAAAATCCATTTTTTGATAAATTTGAAAATAATGAAAAGATAATACAGTGTAGAGGCTTAGTTCAGCGTATGGATGATACCAAATACGGTACTCACTTCTTTACTAAGCCGTTTAGATATGCCGGCAGCGAGGCAGAATATGACGGTATTAAACCATATTATGATATGCCAACCGATTATTCGCCTTTTGGTACATTTTTGCAAGTTATAGAGGCATTACGTTTGAAAAAGACAGTGAAGTATACTATTAATGATAGTAATAATTTTCAAACGATAGCATTTTCATCGCTTTATACGGATGTGACCTATAATGTAAAAGACCGTAAAGCTTATTATCAAAGCAATTTTAGGACGCCGGTACCGATTGGCGCTCCGCCGGTTTGGCGTTTGCCGACAGGCGAAGTTGCATTATGCACCGTTTTGCAATATAATAATGACGATGGTTTACCGTATAGTTTTAAAAAGCGTCATACTGATAAAGGCTATAGAAAGTATCTGGCGAGCCATATGTATATCGGCGATACCTATGGTTGGCAATTTAATCTGGGAAAGGTTGAATATAAGCGTATATTGGATAGCGATGCTCTTAGGGGCGTTAACTGGTTGAATAGCATATGTCGTAAATTTTTCGGTGCAGGCGATAATAAAACGATAGAACGTGACTGGTTGCGTGAATATAACGTGGAACTGGACAAAACCGAATATATGGAATCTTCCAAACAGAAAATATCTATGCTTGATACGGAAAAGATATTTGAACAGCATGATATAAATAAAGAAAATTCGTTGAAATGTAGTTTTAGAATCAATCGTCCTGTAGTAACAACGACTGAAAGACTCGAACCGGACTATGCAAAGAAGTGGTAATTGAATGGAATCTTTTGTTTTTAATAGCTTTAAAGAAAAGTTGATAAATGGTACAGCCAAGCTTAACGATACTTGGCATCATTACCCGGTTAATAAAAAATTTACCGAAGCATATGAAGATAAAATACAGAGTTTTAGGACTTCTGGTGATTTTATAATGTATGACATGGCCAATAATCCAGAAAATGCGAAAAGTTACTGGAAACATATGGACCATTATCAAGGAAGGGACGAACGATTTTTTAATTCGTGGTATGATTTTTACGGAACGAAGATAAAGACAATCGATTATACTTATATGCCGATGGTCGATGTCGATACGCCGATGCATCCTGAATTTGTAACTGAAGATAAATGGGATTTTTTCAGCGATGCTGATAAATGTAAGTATCTATACGAATTGTTTTTCTATGAGGATGACGTTAAAGAAACTCCAGGCGTATTTTTCCGTGAGTCTGGTTTTTATGACGAGGCTGGAAAACCGATACCGAGAGGTTTTTATTATGTAAAGACCAAAGAAGAATTATTGTGGTGCTCTCAAAAAGTCAATAATTCAATTTACGATAATACGATAAATATCGTTCTCGGAGATAATATCGGCGGTTTTGTCAGTGTCGATAAAAATAATGAAGAAGAAAATAACTATACAAAGATTAATTTTACTATCGGTTCAAATCCGGCGCAGCCGTTTGAAGGTATCTTTTTTGGTAACGGCTTCGGTTTTAAATATGTAGAATTGATTTGTAATAACACGGCAAACGGTATTGTTGGTTATCTCGGTAATAATGGCCTAATTAGCCATGTATGGGTAGATAATTGTAAAATTATTTGCAATAAGTCATTGTCTTTGACTCATTTAACTACTGACGGTACTGATATTGTCGCTGGATTTATTTGCGGTAATAACTACGGTAAAATTCAAAATATCAATATTACGAATACTGTTTCGATTGCCGGTTTTATTCCGAAAATGTATAGCATAAAAAATAAGACTGACGATACAGAAGATAAAGCTAATGTGTCACCAGATACTAACGTTTTTTATCCGGATTATCTGTGCTATAATTCGCTTGGAAATATTATTCCGTATATTGGATATTTTAACGAAGGCGTTTTTGCGACTTATTCTGGATATTGTAATTATAACGATAGAGTACATTTCTATACATATTGGAACACTGCATTATGGGATACGGGTTATGATATTAAACAGCCGCAACGTACAAAAACCCCATCTCCTGCAGAATGGTATTACTGGAACGGATTATATGATAACAATTTAGGTGGTTATTTGTTTTCATTTACTCCGCCGATTCATAAAAAGAATATTTTATGGTATGATGCATCGATAGTCGAAACCGTTTATAATACAGTTGATCCTGAAGCGAATTCAATCGGAATAAAAGACGGTAAAGCGTATGGTTTATTGTACTATACTCCGAAGACTAGTGGAGATTTTTATCAGTCATTTATCGATGTAGATAAAGCAAGATATTTCAACCGTTCAATTAAGATGAACCAGCAAAATAGAGCCGCATATTATGTGTCTCCGTGTGTTGGTATGAATGCTGGAATATTGAAAGACGTATATATTTCTGCAAATATGGAATTCAGCGGTACGTTTGTCGGTTTTGCTGGCGGTATTGCCGGTAAGCAGTCAAAGGGTATAATCAATGATTGTTCCGTTACTGTTTCTGCATCTGATTATATTACGACAGATAAAGACAATAAGCCTGTAATACCAAGAAATGAATTGATAACTTACGACTATGCGCCTGATAGTCCGAATGCAGTGATGAATTACCAATTTAAAAAGAAGAGTATTCTTAATATTGGCGGATTGTTTGGTTCTTTGGTTGTCGGTAATTCTAGATCTTTGGCGTTAAACGCAGTTTCTGGTAGTTTTGATAATAGGATTAACATTATTGGCGATAATACTGGAATTATTCACAATGACTATTATTTCGCTAATAGGTTTGGCGGTATTGCAGCAGTTGTCGAATATAATTCTTGTAATATCAGTGATATTTGGTACTGGAATAGTAAAATCGCGGAGAAGTTTAGTGATCCTTCGGAATATGCGCCGTTACTTGATATTAATGGTATATATGCAAATAATGACGTTAACGGTGAGAGTCATGAAAACCGAAGCATATCAATTACTGACTGTGTTTTTAATTACACAGAAGAAATTGATACTGCGTTGTTAAACGGCGGTTATAGTGTATCTCGTGTTATTGACCTTCATAAGAATTCAGCAACACAGCTTTATTCGAATTTTTATGATTTTGGCGTTTCTAGCCCGATGTTTGCCGAAGTGAAACCAGTTTATCTGTCTGTGCCTTCGATTATAGCAAGCCCGTTCCATAATACTGAAGTTGATTTAGAAAACGAAGATAATTATGTAACCGGATTAGACGGTGTAAAGAGACATAGTAGCTGGGATAGGCTTGGTTTGTTCATGATGGACCAAATGCTTGCCGCGCCATTATCTGATCCTGATTATTGGTCGGTAAATATGGAATTAGACTTGCCTGGTGTAAGTAATGGTTTGGGACTTTTTGATGTAACACAGAATAAAGGCTGGAAATACTCAGGTTATGCCGGCGGTGTTATTGATTTGATAAATGCACGAGAAGGAACCAATTTTACCATGGACACGGCAAAAATTCCTGGAAAAATAATAAACTGGAAAAATACCGTGATGTATAACAATACTCATGGTGATTATGTATGGTCAAGTATTACGTTGCCGGCAGCAGCAAGTATATATGGTGTTCGAACTGAGGACAAACCTTCAGCAGGTAGATATGATACCGACTTCAGAAAAGACTTTAGACCTCATTTACAAGGATATTCAGAAGAGAAGAATACTCAAGTAATACCTGATGAAGAAAATTCATATTATTACATTTATGAAAGAAATGCTTCACTTGGTAATAGTGTCGGTAATGGTAGAGAACCTATGGATTATATTGCAGCACAATGGAGCGAAGCGAAATATAGTGCACCGGATATAGATACATCAACGGCAGCTTCAGCAGATTCAACGTATGCTGTAGGATATACAAAGTCTGGATATAGGGATTTTAAGAACTTTATTTATAATGGCAATAAAATTGATTTGTTATATCCGTATTTTGGTTCAGATCTTATCATCGAGCCGAATGAAATTACCAATGATGAAACATTTGAGCGAGATACTATAGATTTGACGAAATTAGATTTTGACTATATTGAAATCGTTTATGAAAATGCACCACATTATCTGGAAAGACAATTAGGTGGAGACCGTGATGGCGGAAATGCAGCAAGACCTGGAGTTTATAGCGTTAAATTCCAAATCAGAAAAGATGCATTTAGTAAAGCACCGTTTACAACTATTCCTACGAATATTGGTGAAATTGATGAAAACTATATAGTAACCGTGAAATCAGACGCACGATTTAGCACTGACGATGGCGATATTGGTCCTAATAACTATGTTAATACTAGAATATGGCGTAGAACGTATGATAATAATGAAGGTACTTATGGTAATGGTATTTCTGAACTTTCTGCATTTTACGATAATCAGGATGTTGATCAAAGACCGTTCAGAAAGTGGCGTGATAGTAAAGCATTTGGTGCAGGTTACGGTTGGTATTTTTACAGCGATGATGATGAAGGTCGCTCGAAAGATGAATTTGCAAACGCGGTTATTTTGTTCGATTTTTCTCCGTATAATAGAAATAGAAAAGATGGAATATCTCCGCCGAATTTTCCGTTCTGTTTAGGATATGTTTGTGGACAAAAAACTCATAGAGATGGCGGTGCAAGTTATGATGATGATTCGCATGACTGGTATGACGATAATCTCGACCCGGCACCTTTGACTAATTGTGTATCTATAAAATATTTCAAACATAATACAGAAACCGGTGATGATGACGATGTAACGGAAAATATAAAACGTGTAATAGAAAATGACAGAACAACAGGTACATATAATATTGTACCGAAGCCGTTTTATGCATTGAATAAAGTGGGTAAATTCCATAATGATTTGATAAATTGCAGTATTAACATGACCGATGAAATGCGACAAAACGATGTTACGTTTAAGTATGAATTACTGGATATTGGACATGATAAAGACGCATGGTATAATACTTCTGTTGTCGCTGCAAATAAATATTTCAAGAAAATTGTCGACGAAGCGATGGAAGAAATACCAGATGAAGAAAATTATGCGACTTACTTCAAGTATACGTATACGAAACATATTTTGTCTAAAGCTGAAGAAAATCCGATTTCTGGCGGTGTATGGAATTGTGGATTTGATTATCAGAATAATAAGGCAGGTTTCTGGTTTAGGAATGAAGATGCAAAATATCAGAATGTAGAATATAACGACAATTTCCGTTATAGTGAAAACCTGCTTACGTTTGGTAAAACTTTAAACGAACAATGTATTCTTGCTAAGCTTGAAAGCGATAAGGAATATCAGAAAAACGGTATAACATTATCAAGTATATCTGCTGATGATTTTGAAGGTTTATATATAACAGATAGTAATAATGAGCCGGTTATGTATATAGATGTCGGAATGGGTGAATGTACTGATGGTACGTCTTGGACATATAAGTGCTACCCGAGTGTTCCTGAATCTGAATTTGAAAAGTATACGGAAAATGATGGATTTTTACCGCCATTGTCTGGCTTGCTGTTAGAGGTAAATACTGATGTCTAGTTGTGTATTTAATTCATATCTGAAACTTGTCAATGACAGGGTAATGAAAGAGAATAAACCGTTTTATGAACCGGGTTATTTTGATGTTTGGCTTTGTCCTGGCGGTATGTCATTTTCTGGAATTAATGACATTAATGCGAATATGTATACATATTCCAAAAATAATGTATTTATTCCGGAATCGATGACGCATCTTGGCATATTGGGAAAAATAGATGTTGAGTGTAATGGCGACGACGGAATGAATATGGAAAATACTTATGAAGAAATATTCGATTTACCGTTGTCCGCTTATCTGTTTTCAGAACATGATTGCCCTCAAGGTATAACTTTTACTACAGATACTTGTTATACAGCATATGACTATGAAGTTTATGACAGAAGGTTACATCAGTCGGCTGAAGGCATTAGATATATATCAGAATATAATAATTATGGCAAGGCTACGTCAATTAGCCCGCCGTATTGGGATAGCAGGTCTCGTTATTTCCAGACTGAATACAATTTCAGTAATAATTATGAACAGAATGAATACAAGATTTATGACGGCCCGCAGGATTATCTGGTCGGTAATAACGTAATGCCAAAGACGAACAATGTTTCATTAAATAGCGATGTTCATAATTCACAAGGCGGAGCATTGTTGATTACTTGGTATTCAGGCGCTCGTATAGCAAATATTTCAGCCGATTATGTCAATAGGATAAAACTATGTAGGACTAAGGCAGAAACATTGGCATGGAGTGCTTGTTCTGGTACATATATGCTGACTTCTGCTAGGCCGGTCGATGCGTTTACTGAAGGAAAGGCCGCAGTTCCGTGTATCTATTATGAACTGCCGCTGAATTACAAGCTTAAGAACGCCATTGTCAATATACAGTGGTCGGAAAACGGGTTATATATATTCAAATAATATGTCGATTTATTCTAAAAATTACGTAAAGGGATATTTTATACCTAAACATCCGGAAAAATGTTTGAATATTCATCCGGAAAATTCGAAATATGTCGTCGGACGTAATGCGAAAGTTTCGAATTGTACTTATCGTAGTTCTTGGGAATTGAAATTCATGAAATTTTGCGATAAGTATGACTCGATTCTTGAATGGGGATCTGAAATACTTGAAGTCCCATATATCAACGAGGTTGACGGAAAACAACATACTTATGTTACCGATTTCTTTTTTGTCTGCCGCGATAAATTTGGGCAAATAAATAAGTATATTTTAGAAGTAAAGCCTAAGTGTCAGATTGCAGTTCTGAATGAAAATAACCAGATAATATATCCTGACCCGCCGAAGAAAAAGTCGCAAAAGGCTATACGGAATTGGCAGGAACGTTGTAATGTCTTGCGAATAAATAATTCAAAATGGACATACGCACGTAAATGGTGCAAAGATAACGGATATATTTTTAAGGTTCTTTCTGAAGAAGAAATCGGAATAAAATATTAATCTAAACACATTAAAAATTTTTTTACTATATTTTATATCAGCATATGGACGCATTTCAGAGTTTAAAAGAAGAATTTAATATAGAAGAAGCTGAAAACGAAGTAAAGAATGCTTTGGTTAAGGCTGATGAAAAGATTGCCGAAGTTAGAGAAGGCATTAAGTCACAAAAATATAATCTTGAAGATAAAGAATATATTATAACTGAATTACAGGACTTGATTGCATCTGACCGTGAAGTTATGTCGACATTAAAGGATATGATTACACAAGGTGCAGGTAATCCTGCTATGTATGCTGTTTATGCTACGCTTTCAAAATCTGTTCGTGAAAACGTAGCTAAGCTCAGCGATGTAGAAAAAGAGATTACAGACTATCAGGTTATCGAATCTAACGAAGAATATCGAGAAAAAGTTCTTGCATCTAAGGAACGAATGGCAGAACGTAAGGCTGTTACGAATTCTGGCAGTACACCAGGTCAGCTTACGCAGAATAATACTTATATATTTACCCCTGCTGAACAGTTTGAAATTATGAAAAATGCCAATGTTAAACCTGTTGAAGTCGAACAGCCTAAATTTGATTTGTCGTAAGGATTGTAAAAGTGTTATTTTCAATATATTATAAGATTGAGCATAGGGAAGAATTTTTAGAAAAACAGCTCATTAAGGCATATAGGACTTGCGATATTGACGACCGCGAGATTATGGCCGAACGTATGACTGATTTAATGGAATTGATAGTAAATATGCTCTTAAATGAAGATAAACAGGGACTTTATATGCTTTTAACGTCAAAAAATTCAAAAAGTACCCGTGTTTTCTTTAATTATTTAACATGCTCAAATCTTCGTAGTATAAATAAAGAGATAGTTAAGAATCGTCTTAACGAAATATTTAAGGCAAATAAATAAGATATGAAAACACTTAAAGATATATTTGATGAAACATTCAAGCCTATTAGTCTTTCAGAATCTGAAGATTTTAATAACTTCTTGACGGAAGAGGCTGATTTTACGCCAGTTCCGGTTATTAGCGAAGCTGACGACCCGTTTGGCGGTGATGATACGGCCGGCGGCGGTGATGCTGGAGGAGATGCAGGTGGAGACGTCGGTGGTGACGCTGGTGGCGATCCGTTTGGCGGAGATGCTGGCGGAGCTGATCCGTTTGGCGGTCCAGATGGTGGTGCCGGTGGTGGCGGAGCTGGTGGCGGTGCTGGCGGAGAAGGCGGTGCAGCTGCTGGTGAAGATAAGGATAAGGACGAGGATGAAGATACTGTTGATTTCGATGCTCATGAAGATGACCCGGAATTTAACCAAGGAACAAATAATCCGAACGACGTAACTTTGTCTGATACTCCGGGTGCAAAGGCAGTATTTGATATTGAAAATATCATGAAGACTGTAACTGCTGTAATCCAGACTCTCAGTGAAGACCAGTTGGTTGAAATTAATAAGGTTAAGGCTTGTATCGAGCTCATCTTTAACGGCAAGCTTCTCAATGAAGAAGATTTAGAGTTTGAAAATATTAAGAACGCTATATTCTTGGTCAAGAAGATTTCCGCTAAGCTTGATATTAAGGCTAGGGCATATTTGAACAGAAAGCTCAAGGAACCGTTGATTAAGAAACGCGATAAGATTAAGCAAGACATTGCTTCTAAGAAGGGTGAACTTAATAATACGCGTGATTTATTAACGAAACTTGATACGGAAGTTTAAAAAGAAAACCGGTTGAAAAACCGGTTTTTTATTTTATTTAATTTTTATTAGGTTAAATCGAACATTGGAAGTTCATCTTTAGGTTCTTCGACAGATTTAGCCTTTTTCTTTTTCGTAGGTTTTGTTTCTTCGACAACCGGAGTTTCGACAACATCTTCAACAACAGGTTCTTCTACGATCGGCGCAGTTTCTTCAACTACTGGTTCAACCTGTACCTGCTCAGATTCTTCCTTTGCCTTTTTATCAGCTTTGAGCTTTGCGATAAATTCTTCATATTCCTGTTCGAATGTATCAAGAGCAATTTGCTGTTGTACATTTTTACGTGTCGGGAACGGACGAAAACTGCGTGCTGCAGGAATAATCGGTTCTGGAATTTCAGGGTGAATAAGCTTAAGATGTTCAACATCCTGTTGTGAATAGTTAGGCGTTGTATCTCTGCGATAGCGTTCAGCGAATCTATTTTGAAGATTCTGCTTAAAAAGCATATATTGTGTATTTACATGTCTTGCCATGGTTTATTTTTCCTTATTTTATATGATTCAAAATCGTTTCTGGTACATTATGTACGATATATCCAGGAGGATTTGCCTTATTTCCCTTTTCGATTCTTAATGTATAGAGATTAACTCCGTCGATAGGGTCTGATTGTCCCATTATCCTATAAAGACATTTATCGTCCTTGATATTGCTAACGACACATTCATTAATTTCAAACGGGCGTACGGTATAGTCTACGGTATATTCAGAAAATTCTTCAACTTCCGCAGGTTCCTGACTTAACGTTTTTGCACGTTTTACGCCGTCTGCTAATTTACGAGCTACCCAGTCAGGGCAAGTCTTTGCCTTGATTACGTCTCTCATAGTTTCCATGAGGATATTTAGTTGCTGGGTTTTTAAATCCATTAGTGTCTCACTAAGCGTCTTTTCTTTTTCTTTTTCTTTTTAATCTGCTTTAACCAGTATTCCGGGTGATGTGCATCCGGAACGCCTTTGTAAAGCGGGTTGACAGAATACGGGGATCTTTGATAAAGAAGTCCCATACGCTGCGGACAACATCCCTTACAGTCGCCGCCGTGAGGAATGCCTTGGTCTAGGCCGCAAGGAGAACCAACGCCCATTGAGAAATCTTCATTGAGCTGGACTTCGTAGCCGTTTTCTTCTAAAATTTCTAAAGCTTCGTCTAAAGTCATAAGTTATTTATTTTTCCTTTTTAATAGGCGTCATATTCGCGCCAAGATGATTTTAAAAATTCTTCTCTAGTTCTTGTATATTGTTTGCCGTTATATTCTACGATTACGTTATTGCCGACTGTTTCTTTGATTATTACCTTGATTGGACAGCAAGCTTTTACTTCTTTGATATGCGTCCAGTATCTGCCGCCGACTTCGATTGTGAATCCGTATCTATCGAATTCTCTCATGTTTCTTTTTTCGCATTCTGGACATGGTACCGGAGGTGGTGGAGGCGGATAATAATACATGTTAATGTTTCCTTAAAATTGTGTCCAACTCGTCGTTGAGCCTGTGAATGATATATTGTTTAGATAGGCTTTCAGTATTGGTAAGGCAGTTCTGAAGACGGATGTCACCCATAGCGCTGCTCAGCCAGTTGACTGACATTAGGCATGACATTCTGGGTTTCAGCCATTCCCTGAGCTTGAACATAAGTAGGTCAAGGTTGGAAATAGCATCTTCTTCCTGCTGGTTTGCCGGATTTCTGACAAGCTTACCGTTCTTGTCGATAAGACCTAATTTAAAGGCTTTCGTTTTTGAAGGAATCGTCGTAATCGATTTTAAAAATATGTAGACAAGAATATTGTCTATAGTCCTGTTGTGGTTTGTAAGGCTTATTTTCTTATTTTTGATTTTAAGCGATTTAACAGTCTTACGTGCTTCTGTAAGAATGTTATTTGCTTCAAGATAGTCAGAAATCGTCTCCGCGTTATTCACGAGACGAGAAAGCCCTTTGACAGGGTTTGGATCTTCAAGAGAATAGTAGAATCGTTCCCATAGTTTTTCCATACATTATTTATAAATAATTTTACTATGGGTATAGAATGTAAAATATGTCACTGCTGGTTTAACGACGTCAACGAATTGACGTTGCATATACGAAGAGACCATAAGATAACGGTTCAATCATATTATGACACATATGTTAAGAAACCGGACGAAGGTAAATGTAAAAATTGCGGGACACCGACAAAATTTAACGGGTATAGTAAAGGCTATGCAGAGTTCTGTTCGGTATCGTGCGCCAGGACGAAACAGGTTGAAGACCAGGCTTCAGAATATACGTGTGCGATATGCGATGAAGTAATCCATGGAAAGAATGTGAGAGCTACGATGATAGCTTTTGCGACTCATATTCGAAATGCACATGGAATTTATGAACCAAGATTGTATTATGACAAATTCGTTAAGAAAGAAGACGAAGGAAAATGCCCGATTTGCGGAAAAGATACGAAGTTTAATTCTATTTCGAAAGGATATGACCAGTATTGTTCTGTAGAATGTGCTGCAGCTGGCGCAAAGCAGGATGAGAATTCTCATAATTCAAAAGTTCATCTGACAGCAGTGCTTAAAGAAAAAGCAAGAAATTTTGCGGAGAAAGTTGCTGAAAAATACCGTAACTTTTTGCATAAAGAAAAGAAATCAGGTTTTTCTGATGTTCGTGAAAATACGATTGTACAAGAAAATATAAATGATGAAAGATTGGTCGAGACTGTTGATGGAAGTATAGCACAGGTTAAAACTGAAATATCTATGTCGACACAGCGAGATCCATGGATGGGAACTCAGACTAAATATACTCCGAAATTAGAAAATTGCTATAAAAATCCGTATTTTGATGAAATCATAGACGATGGCGAAGGTATCAACGAGACAGAGTGGTGTCGGTAATATTATAAATAATATAAAAATAAAAGGCTTAAATAAATATGGATATTGAAAAGAAGTTTATATTTACCGATGAAGGTCGTAATCTTTTAATTTCACAAGAAGGCGGTATAAGATTTGCCGTTCTTGGTGGACTTCTTATCCAAGGACTTACACCGAAAGAAAATCTTGAAGATTTTTATGATACTTATAGACATTTGACGCTTGAAACCTTGCTAGAAGGCGGTACTCTCGGTAATATCGAGCTTGACGGCGTTATGCTCGGTTTACGTGGAATCGATTATGTATCGAGAGGAAACGGTAATGTTGCTCCTTCCGATGAAGACGCATATAATGCTGCATTGAATGAAATACAGAACCATTTGTATGGCACATTTTATATGCCGAACAGGGAATTGCAGAGTGATAGCGGTTCACATTATGGAACTTATGAATTCAGTTTCGAAGCTTCTGACTTTGCATGGGATAGAGTTAATGACGTTTCATTTGGAATGATTGCATTGATTGGTAAGCAATATGCAGAGACGAACGATGCAGTATTTAATGTTGATAATACACAGAAGCCTGTTATTGTCGGTTTAGCCCAGCTTCCTGGTTCTTATGACGGTATGGTTTTTGACGGTGGTGTTCAGTTCCTTGCTGAACGAGAAGACTTTACGGCCTTTAAGCTTCAAATTCAATTTACATTAACAGACCAAGATACAGAAAATGCTTCTATCACTGATGAAAATTATCGTGAAATGACCGCTAAGATGTCTATCGTAAATGACGGACTCAAGACTATGGAAGATATTCATATTGTTGATACGAATCAACCGTCACAGACTTTGGCTGCATTGAATGCTAATCTTGAATCGAACCCTGATGTTGATTTATATGTAGGCGGAAATGGAAGCATGGCTACATCTCGTACATTGATGATTGCTGATCCGTATAATGCGACAGAAGTTGAAAACCAGTGGAATGCCGCAGCACAGATGCATATTGTCAATAAGAAAGTCAACATTCCGAAAACAGAAGACGGTGTATCTATTGACAATATGATGTATAAAGAACAGATTGTTCTTACCACATTGGAAGAACCGAGTTCTTTGTCAAATGAAAGTCTTTCCGCATATTATGCAGGCATAATGCTCCGCGGTTCGGGTAATGAAATTAGCGGTTATACTAATATGGGTGCGGGTCCTTCTGTTATCCCTGTTATGCCGCCTGACTTAGAAACTCATGCACAAATTACTGCATTTACGGCAGAATATCAGGGAAATATTCCGGATTTTACGGCAACAAGTGCAATTTATTATTCCGGTGTAGAAGGTCCAGTATTTAGACAGTGTGCAGTACCTGAATATGATACATATGCAGTTGATATTTTCGGTATTGAAAATAAGATTCTTGATTCGAATAATCTTGATAAATTTATTTTCTCACAGCGAAATGTTACATTGAATCCTGCAGGATTAGATGAATACGGATATGATGAAGACGATGCTGTAAATTACGGTTATAATGTTGTAATAGATTCAGATGAAAACTATATGAACGGTAATACGAATAATACGTTTATTCGTTCTAACGGAAATTTTTTGTTTGATAATTCTAATTGCAACTTAATGATTGGCTCCGACAAGAATCTTTTTACAAGTGGTGCAAATACTAATATTGTTTTTGGTTCTGATTTTAATATCTTCACTGACGAAAATACGCAAAGAAATATTGTAATTGGTGGACAAGAAAATTATATTGACGGTGCGTCGAACTGTATTTATTTCGGAGGTACTGGATTAAAGAGTTTTGGTAATCCTGATATGCTTCTCATGGGTAAATTTAACGCCATGACTGATGCAGCATGGGTTTACGGTAATGGTTCTGATATTTTACACCGTCACAATGCATTTGAACTTTATCCAGATGCTGGTGAGCTGAAACTTTATACACCGAAAGGCGATGTTTCTATTACGCTTGGTGGTACTAAAGGTATTGAATTAGGCACATCACAGATATTAAGGGCCAATCGTGCACATATCGACCAAATTAAAGTAAGAGATATAACATTAACAACCGATCTTGAAAGTAGTAACGCACAAACTGCTGGTATAAGGTCTATGGGTAATTATACAGATCTGTGGATGCAAAATATACCAAATTCTACAGATACGACAAGACATTCATTAAAGTATAATGAAAGTAATAATGGTATTTTTACATTATATAGTGAACTTTTGTCAACTTATACTAAAAATGAATATGTAAATATTCAGGCAGGACATTCTGAATTTTTTGTTAATAGTAATAATCATAAGTATTATACTTTGATTAATATGAGTATGGATGCAACCAATACTCCAGTTGTAGCTAATGACTCCCGTATTGAACTTGTCGACCAGTATGGAACCTTGGCAAAAAATATTATTACACCGGATAGTATCAGACTTGTTAACGGATCTACGGAAAGCGTACTTAATGCTGAAAAAATTCAGCAATATGATACTGTAGTTAATGGTAATTATGTAAAGGCATGTGCTGATATATTTGTTTGGGGTAGCAGTAAAACAGATTGGCAAGTTGGTGTTAAGAGATTTAACGGCTCAGAAAATGTTAAGACCTGGCTTAAAAATATTTTCCAAAATGCACCACCGATTATTTATTCAAATACGGGTGCACCAAATTATACTAATGGTTTTTATTATTGTTATAAACCGTCTGATGCGACATATACTGATGTCTTGGTTGATGCAAGCGACTTTACGGCATTGACGACATTTACTAGCCGTACAAATAATAATGGTAACGGCGGGACAGATAGCGCTTTACGTAGAGATGATGATACTATCGCATTAAGAAGTCTAGTTCCACAAACATTTGGCTTGGATGAACTCGAAATAAATCTTTATGTTCATAGTTTTGGTTTATGTGCATTTATTTGGGAACCGTATGTAGCCAATAGTTCACAGAAAGTACCTAAGATTTCTGTTACTATAAGAAACGATGAATCTAATTCTACCATGGGATTATATGTATATCGTAATACGGATTATACTACAACAGGTAATCCACAATTTAAAGAATATTTGCGCGATAATGAAATACCGTTAAAATTAACGATGACGCCTCAAGCATTGGATATTCCGGTAACAGAAAGTAATCCGATTGGATGGTGGGTCGATAACGGTTTTGTATCATAAAAATAAAATAGTAAAAAATAAATCCCGTAGAAAACTACGGGATTTTTAATTATAATTAATTTTAATTATTCCTGATAATATTGTACATTAATGATATTTCTGAGACATGCTCTTTCCATTTGCGTACTGAAATTGGTGATATTATTGTTATTATCTAATATCGAGTCACAGATACCAGGTTTAATCTTTGGATATATGTCCATGATAAGGTTCGTTGCATGGCTCCATGCATCGCCCATAATGTCGGTAGTATCTGTAATTGTAGGATAATATGTTTTGATGATATAAGGTACGACATAATTCCAGAAAGAATTTTCAGAAAGCGTTTTATTTTCATCCATTATAATGTTACCTTTACGCATGATACTTTCATCACGTGTATCAGTAGTATATGTAGTGACCGTATATGGAAGATTTATAGCACGCTGGGCAGAATTAGTCGTATAGAGGTCTTTTTCAAGCCAGTTTTTGATGAATGCCTGAATCTTACGAATATCATATGTACTTAAGCCGTATTCTTCCGTTTTATATTCAGAAAAATCAGATGTACTATAATAAGAGTTTTCGTCCGGTATGGTAAATACGAATTCACTAATACCATCGATAACTTTGACACCGTTAATTACAGAAGCATTCTTATATCTGATATGACCGTCTTCGCCTTGTGCCTGTACTGAACGCGGCGTAAGAACAATGAAATTATTGTCAGCAGAAACTTCACCAGAGAAACTATAATGTCTAGTTTCGACTTGGAATCCAGTATTTTTAAACCCTTCCCAATAATAAGTCATATCAAGTTCGATAGTTCTATTTTCGAACATTTTTAGATTAAGCTTATTACCATAGGCATCTGTATTAGGAATTTTCAACTTATTCCACCAGCCAAGACCATATTTGTCTATAAATTGTTCATCTTTAGTAAGTCCGCCAGGTTCTTCAGTAAATTGGTTAATTGCACTCGTATACGTATCGAGCGATTTATCCTGAATGAATTCATAATTCGGCGTACGTGAAGCATTCCAGTAATATTTGCTATCCATTGACTTGACAATAGAAGAAATTTTGAAGTCAATGTCAGTGGAAACCGTAGCAGGATGTTCGTTATACAGCTTAATGATTTCAGATTTATAAATTTTTCTATGAGTAGCGATACGAGAATCAAGATATTCATATACCTTGTTCTTCATTTCAGTCATATAGGCTTCAATATCAGTTAACGGCTTGACATAAACTGTACCGACCGCATCGAAGTATTGGATATATGGCGGAAGCGAGAAAATGACAGAGTTAATTTCAGAATTAAACTGGCAATTCTTGTTTATTAGTTGAATATTTCTCAACCACTGGTCATCTGCGGTGTTGTTATATTGAGTATTATAGAAACTGCTGTAAGAGAACAAGAATTTGATATAGTCAGGAAGATGTTCGAGATATTTGTCGCCGTAAAGCGAGAAGGCATCGACAGCTTCAAAATTAGTTTCTGTCAATACATTTCGAATATCCCAGTTACCGTTAGTATTCTTGAGATATACGTGGCCAGCCAAACAATAGATAATATTATTCTGGCAAAGCGGGTGTTTAATTCCAAGAGTATCTTCAATATCATGCTGGCCGAATACCATTGCAGTCTGTACAGAAATCGGACTCGTCAAAGCACGGAAATAAGACATGTAGTCGTCACGAGTAATAAGTTTACCGCGAGATGAGAAATATGCCGGAGCATTAATCTTCATGCTTGCCTGACTTTCGAAGTCGTCACCACCATAAATATCTGAATTTATAATAAATTGAATATTGTTGGTCAATGAGACAATACTTCCGTTGACAGAAGCATTTATCTGGTTGTTATGAGTCATTACAGAACCGTTTACGCCGACCGTATTGGCTTCTTTACCCTTTGTAGAAAGATATTTGACATAAAGGTTATCTTTATCAGTCTTTAAGCCGATTTTTGCAATATTCGGTTCAGAACTGAACGTGACACGAACAGTTTTATCTGGATTAGTATCTATCAGGCATACAGGAAGCGGGCCGTTAGCCGGAAGTCTGCCAGCCAGGTTTACAATATCTTCATTAAGATAGATTGACTGGGTTTCAATGGTATAAAGATTTTCTTTATTGAATGCGTCGATTTCATCTGCACCGATACCGACTTGACACCAACTTATTTCTGGTAAATAAACATTTTCAGCGAAAGCATACGGATCACGTTTACCGTACCAGTTAGAGAACGAAATATCGTCAATATCATAGAACTGACACGGTTCGCCGAGTTTCTTCATATTGGCGGTACCGAGAAATTCTACAATCTTTTGCTCTGCCTGGAAACATTTAATCGGGGTAATATTATTCGTATTATAAAGGTTCATGCCGATAAGCGGAATGTATTCGGAGTGTTCTTGCGGAACGGCAAATGTAAGGTCTTTATACCAGTCTGAAGATTCGCCGTTTGCAATATCTTCGTCAGTGAATACATAACTATATCCGCTGTCGAGAATATACGGATTACCATTGAAAGTAAGTTTCGTAGTTTCTTTGTTGAAGAAAATTTCTGTACCTGAAACCAAAGTTTTCGGAAGGGGACCTTTGATACGGATAATGAGGTCACAACGTGCCGGGATAGGACGTCTTGGATTATATCCAAGGTTTTTACAGTGCTTGATTATACTGGAATCGAGCTTTGCAGTCGAAATAAAACCTTCTTCAGCAGTACGTTGGATATAAAAGTTAGTCATGTCGGTAACGGCGGCAAGCATTTCAGTGAACATGCCGAAAATCGTCGCCGAGGTTATGTTTTTAAAGCGAGGATCTGATTTTAACCTTGCTTGAAATTGCTGTACAAGCTGATTATATGTAACGTTCAAGTAATTAAGCATCTATAACCTTCAATTTTTATATTATTTATAGTATTTGGAATAGATGCAAAGAAAATGACATAATCAAATGGAGGATATTATAAATAATACAAAACAGTTAAGGTATAAACGTGAATTTAAATTTTCTTAATCCATTTAGTAGCAGCTTCTTAAAAACCTCGCCGGAACATAGTGAAGTCCGTGCAAGAGAGGCAGCTCGTAACTCATACGGTAAAATCGAAGACACCATTGACTGGTCTGCTTTGTCAAACGCATACGGGAATACATTTGATGACCCCGCTAATCCGCGAGACACAACCCAGATTTATTTTGACCAAATTTATATAAACAAGTGGCAGAAGATTAGCTGGTATCGTTCCATGGCAATGTACCCGCTTATCGGTAAAGGCTTGAATATTATTACCGACGAAGCAGTTTGCCCTGACGCTCTTGGTAATGTTGCAGTGTTTGACATCAAGGACCCATATAAGCAGAAGTTTACTGCGACTGAATATGCGACCTTGAAGATGGAATTTGATTATATTGTTGAATGTGTATTTGGACAAGAAAATATATGGGATTTGTTCTATAAGTGGTTACAGGATGCCGAACTCTTTTTGGAAATTGCATTGAATGACAATGGAGATAAAGTGGTCGGCATTAATACATTGGCTCCTTATGCGATGTTGGTCATTTATGACAGGGATTCCGATAATATTAACGGATTTATCGAAAATGTAAACTATCTTAATCAGGCGCAGGTACAGGACAAGAATACTGAAATACGTCGTTTCTTGCCGAACCAGATAGCCTATGTCCGTTATCCGATTACTTGGAATAACCGTAATGATGTTCGCGGACACTTGGAACGTTCTATTCGTCCGTTGAACCAGCTTAGAAATATTGAAGACGCTTTGACAGTTTATCGTATTACTCGTGCGACAGAACACCGTGTATTTAACATTTATACCGGTCGTCGTCCGCCTGACAAGGCTGCAGCTTATGTCCAGGAAGTTCGTAACAAGTATCGTAAGAATTTGACTCTCGATAATACTACTGGCATGGTCAACGCGGTCAAGAATACTCAGGCTATGACTGAAGACTTTTTCTTCTCGAAGGACGACTCTGGTCAGCAGTCTTCTGTTGAAACGTTCCCATCTGGATCTACATTTGACGGTCAGATTCAAGACCTTTATATGTTCCAGAAGATGGTTATGGACGGTATGTTTATTCCGCAGAATCGTTGGAAGTCTGATGAACTTAGCGGCGCAAATTATACTCAGGGTATTGAATCTGCAAACCTTGAGGAAGTCGCATTCCAGCGTTGCTGCCGCCGTCTTCGTAGGGCTTTTGCGGACGTAATTAGGCAGGTGTTCCTTGTTCATCTTCGTGTTCGCGGATATAAGGAAAAGTTCCTTGACAAGGCAATTTATAATATTGACCTTCATCCGGCAACTGACTTTGAACGTATGCGTGATCTTGCGCTCGCTGAAAAACGTGGTTCTGTTCTTTCTATGCTTTCTCAGTTCTTGCCGACGACAACGAATATTAAGCCTGGTAGCGAAGAACTTGCTCCGTTGTTCTCTAAGCAATACTTCATGGAAAAGATTCTCGGTATGTCCACTCAGGATATTCTTATGAATAACAAGATGCTTGAACAGGAAATCAAGCAGATGAATGAAGAAGCCGAAGCCGCAGCTGCTGCAGGCGGTGCAGAAGGTGAAAACCCGGACGAGGGTGGAGACTTAGGATTTTAATTATAGGAGAAAATATGAAGTATACAATTAATGAACAGGCAGCGGATTTGCTTGACGAAAATTATGAATTAGGCGAATCTGCGGACTACACAGTAAGGGCTTTGATTAATGCGTTAAAAAAATTTCCGCCGGATATGCAAGTACGTGTCGGAGAAGAATATAACTCTGAATCAATGTCAAGGATAATTAAAGTCGAATACAATAAGTACAATGATAATGTACAGATTGTAATTGACTAAATTAAAAAGACCGGTTGTTTAACCGGTCTTAATTTTTAATGCATGTATTCGCAATATTTGACTAGTGATTTTAGTGGCATATCGAAGTAGCTTAATTCACTATCCATGTTATCGTTTATTGCACAATAATCTCTTAACAGACTATAGAATAAGTCATCAGATACATATTTTGAAACGAATAGGTTATACAAGTCAAATACAGGTACAGGGAACGGCATGACATTCATATCGTCAATGTCTGGTGCATGCATCAACATGAAGTCAAGAGCAGACGTGATATTATGTCCGTCACAAGTCATTAAACGATAGTTATCGCCGTTGAATTCGTCCTTATACTGTTCATTCCAAGGAATCTTTTCGGTATCTTTAGGATCGCCGGTAATCTTAGAAAGAGGAATGCCGTATTTGTAGTATTTTTCAAGAGATTCAATATCGTTTTTAGAAACTGCATATGCAATCGGGTCTTTTGGCGTAGCTGCCTGACCGTCTGCACCGGTAGGCTTTCCATACAAACCTTTTCCAGAATGATGTAGTTCACGGAGACGGACAAAGTCTTCATCCGGATTTGGATCTTGTTCTGGTTCTTCATCATCTTCAATATCTGGGCCAAATTCAAAGTTATAATCTTCACGTGCTTGTTCGAGATCTTCTTCATAATCATCGTTGGCGTCATAAAGATTTACAATTTCTTTAGCTACGGCAATTGGGTCAGCACCGTCTTCAATAAATTGTTTAATAAGGTCACGGTGGTTTCTGTAATAATTATATACGGATTCTTCACCCATATCGAAGATTTCATCAAGAACCGTATCGATAAAATCGTTATCAGTTTCAACTGATTCACGAATACCGTGGAATTTAGACGCACCGATACCGCGTTTAATTTCGAATTTGATACATTGCGCGGCAAAATCAGGGGCAACAGAAGTTTCATTATTACTGAAATAATCAGTAATAAGGTTCATAATGTCATTGATATGCTTCTTTGTATCTATGCCATATTTCTTTAGCCAATGTATTACATTTGCTGTATATTTTTCAAAGGCAGTTTTCATAATAAGTTCCTATATTGTTCATTAAATGTTTTAAAGATATTAGCATAAAGTTGAATATTATTTGCCGTTTCTTTAGAACTAAACTTGCTTACGCCAGTTTCATCTGGTTCAAGAAAGTCAATTTTTAATTTTACAGTACAGAAAACAGAATTACGATTCAGTGTATATCCGATAATTGCTAAACGGTTAACATTGTCGACATTCTGTTTGATATATGGACGAAAATACTTGTCAAGCTGCATTAAGTAGCTCTTGACATCGGTATTGATTTCGTTGGCCATATCGAAAAGCTTGATACGAAGTATGGCAAATGCTTCACCTTTCTTAGTTTCAACATCCTTAAGTGCAACACCGTCAATGTTATGAACAATGAAAAGCAACTTATTACGGAGAAGAACATCGTCAATTTGGAGCTGTTTGCTAACCTTTACAGTATTTTTGTCAAGCTGTTCAATAATATAATCTGCACATTCTGTACTATTATAGCCGTCATTGTACATATCAATAACGTCTTCGTTAAGTTCACGAGGCATTTTCTTAATGATATAGCCGGATTTCTTAACGATATTAGCAACTGACTTGAGATAGCGGTTGAACATTTTTTCAATATTACTGCTTTCGTTCATACTACGCAAGGACAAGACATAGTTTTTCGGGTCGACACCGTTAATGTACGACTCGAAAAGCCCGTCAAGGTCAAGCTTTATATCTGTATGCTTACGGGAAATAATTTTTTCAACAGTAGATTTATATTGAAGAAAATCCATTATTACTCGTCAGTTCTGATAATTTCGAAGTTAGAGTATGAGAATGTTGCGGAACGTGTAACCTTACCATCGGCGTTGTGGTCAAGACCGAAATCAGAGATAGTCTTCGGCCAGCAACGATACAGGAACCATTTAACCGGAAGAGACTTCTTCAACGTAGAGTCATAGAGCTTAATTTCGATAGTAGCGCAGTAATCGGAAGCGAAGTTAGAGATTGCGCCGCCGGTCATTTCGTTGCTACCGCCGCCAATATCCTGGCTAAAACCTTGGTTCATCAAGCAGTTTGCCCACTTGTGAAGCTGCTGAGAAACTGTCAAATCCTGGAATTCATCCCAAAGAATGGTCAAATCGCCAGAAACAGTTGCACGGCCAGGATAGAGAAGCTTGGTTCCCATGTACTGGGTATCAAGTTCGTTGAAAGACTTAGCCGGTAAAGAAGCCTGTCTTGCGCGAAGCATCAATTCGTTAGCATCAAGGATTGATGCGAGTTCAGAACGAGTTTCGAAAATGAAGCGCGTCTGGAAAAGATATTGCTTGGCAAGGTCCGGCAGGGTAGAAAGATGTCCAAACACGGACATACTAGTATCAAAACGCTGATTCGCCATTATAATTTCTCCTAAATTATTTCTTTTTATTATTTATAATGGTGAACAGATATTTAGAGTTTTCATAAAAACATTTAGAAATTTTATAAATAATTTATATAAATCCAAATTTGTGAGTGAGTGAAATTCCGTTTATTTGTGTTTATTTAAGTTTATAAAATTATTTAGGAGAATTTATGGCTAAATATTCAGTTCCAGGAATCCGTTTTACCGAGATAGATAACACTATCCGTGCGGAATCCGATCCGGGAATGGGCATTGGTGCAATCGTTATGGCATCAAACAAGGGCCCTGTTAACCAGCGTGTGGTTACGAAGAACTATAACGAATTTACCGAAATTTTCGGTAAGCCGGAAACTCTTGAGAGTTACGGTCACTTCGCTGCTGAGAATTACTTCGCTAATTCTAACCAGCTTTTCGCTGTTCGTGCAACAATGGGTGACGAACAGTATGCACAGATTCAGTATAGCTATCGTGGCGCTCCGGTGACTGCTACTAATGAGTCACTTGATACAGCTAAGATGACTTATGTTGACAAGGAAGGAGATAATAATCTAGTCCTTCTCCAGTCGCTTTCTGCAACTACCATTGTAGAATCCATGGTTTCTGGTGGTGACTGGACTTATGATGGTGGCGACGAAGATCCGGATGGTGGTATTTTCGGTTTTGCTCTCAAGCAAAAAGCATATTACAACGTATTTACGGACTTTAAGAAAGAAACTGAAGACCTTATCGTTTTCAAGGGCATGTCTGACCCGGACACTTGGGAAGGCACAATTACTGAAAGTGGTTATCGTGTTATTTATCCGACTAGTGTCGATAGCGAAGGCGAGAATGCACAGCTTGACACTAAGCTTAATTTTACGGTTTCTGGTTGGAATTCTTCTGCAGATCCGGGAAGCGTTAGTATTTCTAAGAAGGGTTCGCTTTATAACGTAGTCAGTATCGATGTTCCGGCATCTGCAACGCTCGATAAGGAACGCAACAAGATTACATTCTTCAGCGATACTTCTGCATATTCCGCAATCAGTGGTTGGGAAGTTTCCGGTGTTAAGTTTGAAGATATTTTCGATAATCAGTATTTCCTTGGTGATTATGATTTTAAGACCGCTAAGCCATATGAAGACAATTACGGTATTCTTGAAGCTCAGCGCATGGAAATCATGGACTGGGATCAGCCGGATATTAAGAAGACTTACTATGTCGATAGTGCTCGTTTTAATGAAACTTGTGCACAGGCATACGGTATCAAGTATACTGAATGGTTTAACGTAGATTCTAACTATGCGATTGTCGGTAAGAAGAACCTTGACGACAAGACTGGTACGGATTTCGTATTCTGTTCTGCAGTTTCTGCAATGTATACCAACAAGACTCAGAAAGAAGATTGGCTCGGTAACGATGATATTAAGGAACGTACTCCGCGTGAAGTTATCGTCGACATGATGGATGCTTACGGCTGTAACGATATTTCTGACATCAACGATTACTACTACATGAAGTATCACGATGTTTTCACTGATTCTACCGTTGAAAAGATTATTAAAGAAAAACCGGAATATTATGACGAAAAGAACACTCAGGATTTCAGCAACCATGTAGAAAAGTATCTCTTCTGGCTCTATTCTGAAAAGGGTACTAACGTTCTTACCAAGGAAAGCGTTTATCTCGCAGATAATACCGACCTTGTTAAGTTACCGATTCAGGCCGGCCATTTCGTTGATAAGAGTGACGGCGAACGTGTTAATTTGAATAATATTGTTGCATATCCGACCTCTTACTTGGTCAATTCTGTCGATAAGACTTACGCAGACGGCTATACCGTCAAGACCGACGCTGAAGACGAACCGGGTATCGGTGATATTGAACGTTATAAGTCTGTATTTGATGACCAGCTTGTTATCGCTTCTATCGGTCCTGGTGAATACGGTAACGACATCGGTGTTTCCATTATTACGACTGAATGTGCTGACATTCCGGCTCTCCATCATCAGAATGCCTTCCAGTGGAAGGATAAGTATGACGATGAAGACCAGATTAAGAAGGACACTTCTCCGTACTATGAAAACCCGCTCAACCTTATCTGGAAGAAGGTTTTCCGTATCAATGTCTACGTCAAGACTAAGACCCAGACAGCTGAAGCCGCTTGGGGTACAGGTATGGACGCTCTCTTGAAGGATCCTGCAGAATCTTGGTGGGTTTCTACTGACCCGTATGCAAAGGACGGTGAAGGTAATAGCCTTTACGCTCCGGTTGTAATCAACGGTCATTCTGACTACATCTATGTTTCTCGTTCTTCTGCTGCTACTGCTGCTAACAAGAAGGGTGAATTTGTCCAGCCGAACCAGACTTTCGCAATTTACAACCTCACCGGTGGTAAGAATTCTACCAAGAATACGATTTCTGAAAAGGCTGCTGCTCTTAACTTCTATAACGACAGACAGCGTGCTAAGTTTGACATTCTCTTCAACGTCGACGCGGTTGATACGTTCAACGGTCGTCAGAAGTATAACGCTCTCCAGCGTAAGATTGCTCAGATTGCTGCATCTCGTACCCAGGATATTGGTGTTGTTCAGGTTACTTCCAAAGCTGCAAAGACTGCTAAGCAGATGCTTTCGGAATCCAAGAACTTCTCCTTCAACAAGGGTGATTACGTAGCTGAATACGGTGGTTACGACAAGTATTACAACTCTGACCTCGCTGCATGGATTTACTTGCCGAAGTCTGTTGCTGGTGCTTGCTCTATGGCTTACTGTGATAATTACTTCTATCCGTGGATGGCTCCGGCAGGTGTCGAACGCGGTACGATTAACTACACCAACGGCCAGTTGCTCCGCCTTACCGATGACGAAATCGGTCAGCTCTATGACAATAACGTTAACACGACCCGCGACTGTGGCGGTTACGGCGTGGTTCTCTGGGGCCAGAAGACGGCTCTCAAGAAGAACAGCCTCCTTAACCGTATCAACGTCCGTCGTTGCTTGAACTATATCGAGAAGATTCTTGAAAACAAGATGACTCCGTACCTCTTCATGCAGAACAGCGTTAACACTCGTAGCTCCGCAAGAAATGATATTCGTAGCTTCCTCGAAAGAGTCAAGGCTGCTGAAGGTATCTATGACTTCGACTTGAGCGTTACTGCTGACCAGGACGATCCGACAATCATGAACGTTGCAATTCAGATTCAGCCGACAAGCGCAATCGAATTCATTGACATCAAGATTATCGTCAACCGTCAGTCTGGTGTTTCTGTTATCGAAGAATAATAGATTCAACAGAAAATACAAAAGGCATCCGGAAGGATGTCTTTTGCTTTATATAAATAATTAGAGGTTTAATAAATGGCTACTTTTCAAGAAAATGTCGACTATATAGTAAATGACAAGAGTACAATGGACAGGTTCCATGTTGAACTTACATTTACCTTTGATGTGACTCGGTATCTTCAGGCAAATACTTTTAGAATTACAATTTACGATGTAATGACGCATCGTGATTTGACGATAACAGCCGATGATTTAATTTACGGTAATTCATATGGTCTTGTACCGATTGTCGGTCCTGAGGTAAATCCGTCAACAAAAGCAAAACAGCTTGATGATAGCCTTATCGAAAATGACGGCATAGTAATATTTTTCAGTGGTAATGTTTTGACTATCGTAATGATACCAAGATGTTCAAATGATACGAAGACTATTGGATTTTATTCTTCCAGCATTTATATTCAGTTTTCACAAGATGAAGATATAAAGAACAGCATAACGTTCTATGCCGCATTATTTCCGAAAATTTTACGCGATGATAAGGTAATTCAGTATGACAATGGCATAGATGACCCTGTTTTCGGCGCAAATAAAAATATTAGACCTGCATATGATTTTAATAAAAATATATCGAAAAGTATAGAAAGATTCGATTACGATACGAAAGAAATTTTCTATGCGAATACTACGTTTAGTGCACATAATGAAGGTGAAGTTCCTGTATATATTAGCAAAATTTCGGCATATGGTATCGATGAATACGATAGGCAGATGCTTAGTTTTGAATACGACTGGGAAAACGCCAAATCTTACCTGATTGATGAAGTTGACGGAACTATTCATGATAATATTCCGTATGACGTCGTTGTACCGAATTCATATAATATTGAGCCAGTTTTGGGATATAGTGCGTCAATTGACAATTATTTGATTACACAATATATCTACAGGGAAACTCCGGGTTTTTATAAGAATAAATTGGTATTTGAACTTCAAAACTTGCCAACCAGTACGGCATTGGATAGGCTTGTCGTAACAATCGAAGATTTAACTCCGGCACGTTATACAAAAGATTCTCCGGAGGGTACAGCTATTGTTAAAATATTTAACCCGAACGTGGATTATAGAGACATAAATTTGTTAAAGTATGATATTATAGATTCACCGGAAAATTTAAATGTCGAAATTGATCGAGAACATATAGATTATTCAAACTATGAGTCATACGGCGAAATACTTATACCGTTAAAAAATATTCATTTTACGACTCAAACAAAGAAAGCCGATGGACAATTTGGTTTTGAAGCATGTATTAGTGCCGAAATCGCCGGAATGACAATAGAACAGGTTGAGACGGCAACATACGGATGCGATTATATAACGACGGATTTTTATACGGTTCGACCTGAGCTTACAAAATTACAGATAGAATTAACATGGGATCCGGAATATGAAAATAATATGATTATGCCGGATGAATCGGAAACTGTTCATGTAAAGATAACAAATAATAATTTAGATTATATTGATTTGTTAAATTATCCGATTAATTATACTTGCACCTGGGCTGGTGAAGGGGTACCGTTAAGTGATATTAGAAATTTAGATACATCCAATTATGATGAATATCATTACATTACATTTGACGTTGTAAATTTAATGAGCGACAGAATTGACCCTCCAAGATTAACATATTTGTTTGAAGTAACAGCATATATTGAAGGTTCAGATCCTGATGTTTCTCCAGAAATATCACTAGAGTGGATGGAAGATAAAACGAAAAATAGTGCAGAAGTTAAATTTACTCTGTATGTTGATGTACTTGAACATCTTGAATTTCTTGAAAATACATTAGTTTATAATCCTGCACTTGATGTTGATGAAGAAGGAAATTTAGTCAAGGTTATTAAGAAAAACGAAACACAGGGATTTACTATAGATTTGTATAATCCAAATATTAATCATAGAAGTATAAATGATGATCGTATCATTATGACATTATATTCACCGAATGCAAGATATTTTAAACAAGATACTGTTATAGAAAACGGTGTACATTTGGAATATGATTATGATGAGAATTATGAGTCTAAATCCGATATTTCTGGCGCAGGTATTATTCATGTTACAGTGACTAATATGCATATTGACCATGTAGACATACAAAAGCTTATCGGTTTATATGCATATATTAACGGACATGAAACTGAAACTTATGCACGTTATGAAGATGGACAATTCTGGACAATGGATGACCCAGTTATTCCGCATGAATGGGATTACATGAAGAATTATGTCATTTATACGGACTCTGTTCTTGAAACTGAAAATTCATATATCGGAGTTAGAGATATTAGATGCGCAGGTGCAAATTTTAGCTTTACGAACGTAGAATCTGATGTTTACTGCATTGGACCGTTGACGATTAATAATCATAACATGAATCCTAATTTGGATTATTATTGTGGAAATTATCCTGGTATTACGGCAACTGGCAGCAGTTATCCTCTTAATTTCTACAACAATGGTAACATTAAGTATAATATTACTGTTCCGGCTGGTACCAAGAAGCCGATGCTTTATTATTACTATAATCCGGAAGATCCTGCTGGTAATAACAGATTTGAGAATACGAATAATTCTGTAATCGGTAATGACCCGTATGCAGGATATGCAGATGATGGCGGTATGATCATAACGGATAGAATGGTTGAGGAAATTAAGCAGCTTCCGATATATCCAGGTACAAGAACTATTAACTTGTTCCAGGACGTTTCTTATGATTTTGCTTCACATTTGAACGAATTTGAATATGATGCGGCAAGAGGTATTCGTAAGGCTAATGCGTTTAGAGCAAGTAACCGTTGTACTATTACGTTATGCCCTGGTGAATTCCATTTTAATACATTTGATGCCGATACTTACTTTACGATTATTGTCCCTGCGATGAATGACGACGAGTATGTAAAAATAATGGTACAGGGAAATATCAATATAAGTAATAACTTGACAATCATAAACTATAATAATAGGATGGATTCATTCCTGCTTTACAGTAATAGCGGTGACATATCGTTTGCAGCAGCTGGTGATTCTAGTAATCCAGACAAGCAGATTGGTCTCGCTGTCGCTCCTAGAGGAACTATTTCGTTAAGCAATAAGTTCATTTGGAAGGGCGGAACCTGGGCTAGAAAAGTTATAGTACAGGCAAGGTCTGAATATCATCTGCTTCCAGAATCAAATTCATAAAAGAAAACCGGTCAGAACGACCGGTTTTTTATTTAACAAGGAGATAAAATTTAAGCGTTGACACCCGGAATCGGAGTCAGGTTATTGCAATCGCATCCGTTGCAGCTGAAAATTTTCGTATCTGCGTCAATCTTCTTCGGCGGAAGGAGCTTATGAGTATGTCCGTCACCTGCCGGCTGGACGACACCATTGTTGATGAAATGGATATGTCCGCCAACTTGTGTTATAGGAGTAGGCTCATTAAGGTTAGACGGCTCGCAAATGGAATCACTTGTACGGCCGTAACCAGTTTCGTCAAAAATCCAGTATTCGTGATGGTGCGGGCCCATGACGTTGGAACCGCTAAATACGTCAGTTACACCGATTTGCGAGGTATTTTCGTTGAGCGCCATTTGCATTTGTTCGCCAACATAATCTGTAAATTTCTTCATTTTAATAATTCCTCAATATTTTACTTCTTTATTTATAAATAATACAGATATAAAATTGGAGAAATTGTCATGACACTTTATGAAGCAAAACAATTAGTCGAACGTGCGGGTTATACCGTCGTCAAGAAAAACCACGAAGTTACAAAGAAGGACTTCGTTACCAAGAAATATGATAAGGATTCTGTCGAAATCGATGATAATCACGGTATTGTTGTAAAGAAGAAGCAGCGTAAGCTTGCTCGCAAGTGCCCGTGCTGCGGCAGGTCACATTGTATTTGTTCCGGCTCCGTTAAGGAAGCTCTTGCTGTTGCAGAACGTGCAGGTTTCCAGGTCATTTCGGAACGTATCGGTGCAAATGATGGTACGAAGCTTTCTGAAGTCTGCGAAAAGTGGCTTACTAACGCATATTTTGAAAGAGTTGCAAAGGCTGCGTCTCTTGATGTTGCCAAGGCTCAGTTCCTCGAAGATGTTTCCAAGCTTGTCGACCACGGTGTTTCAGGTCCGAAATACAATGAAATCTGCTTGCACATAGACGAAGCACAGAATCTCGGAAGGACTTTGCTTTACATCGCAGGCCTTATGCAGACTGCTCAGGGACGTGGCTTGCGCCGTGACCCGCGTCGTGGCTGGTAATAGCTGAAAACTTTAATAAAACCGACCGTAATAGGCCGGTTTTTTTATCGAATGACAGAAAAAACCCAAACGATCTTATAAATAAAATATAGAAAAAATAATAATTTGGAGGAATCAAATGGATAAAATCCTTGAAACACTCGCTCAGAAATTTACGGCCGAAGAGCTCAATGATGTTAAGAAAATCGTTGAGTCAACTGTCGACGAAAAAGTACAGGCGAAGTTAGATGCAGAAACAAAAATCGTTGCTAAGAAGGCAGAAGAATTCTGTCAGAAGAAGATTAAAGAAGCTGTAGAAAAGAAGACCGCTGAAATTGAAGAAATTGCCAATAAGTTCTGCGCAGAACGTTGCGAAGCTTTGAGCAAGGAAGCAAATGAAAAGGTCGAATCTTACAAGAAAAAGCTTGAAGAAACTTCTGAACAGTATATCTTCGAATACTTCGATCAGAAATTCCAGGAAAAGTATGGTAAGGAACTTGAAGCTATTGAAGAAAAGGTCATTACCGGTCTTGATAAGTATTTGGAATTCAACATCAACGAAAAGATTAGCCCGGCTCTTATCCAGAAGACTGCCCTTTCTGAAACCTATGCTCCGATTATCGAAGGCATCAAGCGTCTCTTCGAAGACGAATATGTCCCGATGGACCAGAGCGGTTCCAAGAAGATTCGCGAACTCAAGGCTGAAAATACTCACCTTGAAGAATCTCTCAAGAAGCAGCTTGATGAAAACATGCGTCTCGCTGAACTTGTCGAAAGCACAGGCAAGCGTTCTTTGATTTCCGAAAAGACTTCCGACCTCACTGCCGCTCAGCGTGTCAAGGTTAAGAAGTTCTTCAAGGAAAAGAGCCTTAACGAAACCAAGAAAGATATTGATGCGTACATCGAGATGATTCAGGAACAGACCGATTCTGTCGCCGCAATGCGTTACGAAAAGGACCGTCTCTTCGAACATCGCGAACGTCCTGTTCGCAAGACAAGCTATGTCGAAGATCGTACGAACGACCCGCTTAACGAAAAACGTGTCTCCAAGAAGCCTGAAATGAGCGCTCGCGAACGCATGTTGCTCGGTTCTGCAAACCTTTTGGACGACTAATTACAAAAAAACGAAAAATTCAAAAAGTCGTTTATAAATAAAATATAGAATTTGAATGAAAGTTCGAAAAAATTAATTATAGGAGAATTAATAAATGAAAATTACGAAATCTCAGGCCGGTATGATGGACCGTTGGAGCCAGGCTCCGAAGGGCCTCTCAGTCGCTGGCATCAAGGACAACCTTGTCCGTTATAATACTGCACGTCTTCTTGAAAACCAGCAGACCAAGAACCTCGGTACTGAACTGTTGACCGAAGACTTCACTCAGGGTGTCGGTGCTCCGCTCGGTCTCGACCAGGGTATTCCTCATGGTGGTGACGCTAAGGGTGTTTTCGCTCCGATTTCTCTTGCTCTCGTCCGCCGTGTGTTCCCGCAGCTTTTCGCTAACGTCCTCGTCGGTGTTCAGCCGTTGACTGGTCCGGTTGGCTTGGCATTCGCCCTCCGTTACATTTACAAGACCAATAACCCGAACGAACTCGTTGAAGCTGCATGGAAGGCTGTTCCGCGCTTCTCTGGCTTTACCGGTTCTACCGCCAACACTGACGGTGAATGGGATGCAGGTACTGGTGTTGATACTCAGTCTGCAGAAGGTTGGAAGATCACTGGCCCGACGTTTGGTTCTGAAGACCCGTCTGTAAGCCGTAAGATGCCGGAAATCGGCCTTATGCTCAGCCGTCAGTCTATCGTTGCTAAGACTCGTAAGCTCGCTGCTTCCTTCTCTCTCGAATCTGCTGCTGATATTAAGGCTATGCAGGGTATCGAAATGATGACGGAAATGATTAACGTGCTTCAGGCAGAAATGACCGCTGAAATGGACCGTGAAACTATCGGTCGTTGTAAGTCTCTCTGCACTCCGCGTGTCTTCAACAAGTCTACCAAGACTCTCGCTGAAAACGACGGTTTCGTTGGTACAAACTCTCAGGAACGTTTCGGCATGATTATCACGCATATCATGAAGGGTGTTAATGACGTTCGTACTGCTACTCGTCGTGGTGCTGCTAACCTTGCAGTCGTCTCTCCGGACGTTGCTACGGTTCTCCAGTGCGCTAACCCGTGGTTCACCAAGGTTGCTCACGAAGTTAACGGCTCTGCTGTTACTCCGGAAATGGGTACTTTGAATGGTGTTGTTAAGGTCTTCTGTGACCAGTACGCTGTTGACGAATTCGGTGCAAACGACAACGGTGAAGTTCTTCTTGCATTCAAGGGCTCTAGCCTCTATGATGCAGGTGTTATCTTCTGCCCGTACGTTACTGGTGTTGTCAACCAGGCTATCGACCCGAATGACTTCAGTCCTCGCGTCGGTATCATGACCCGTTATGGCTTCGCTCATAACATGCTTGGTGCTGAAAACTACTACCGTCTCCTCAAGTTCAACGGTCTGTTCGCTCAGGCTCCGGAAGAACTCGTTTGGTAATCTGGTAATTGAAGTAACATTTTAAAAATGCAGGTTGACGAAACCTGCATTTTTTATTATATTTTATTTTATAAATAACGTGCTAGGTGCTGAGTATGGAAGATAAACTTAAATGTAAAGAATGCGGTCAGGAATTCAGTAAAATCGATTGCGTGACACGTCATGCTAAAATGGTTCATAAGATGGAACCTAAGACTTATTATGATAAGTGGTTTAAAACTGCAGACGAAGGCAAATGTAAATGTTGCGGTACAGAAACCAAGTATTGGAATCTTGAACATGGTTATCGTGAGTTTTGTTCTCGTAGATGTTTTTGGAAAGTAACGACGCAATTGGATTCGGTTAAGGAAAAACGTGAACAGACTTGTAATAAAAAATATGGTTCTAAAAACTATATGCAGAGTCAGGATTTTAAAGAAAAATCAGAACAGACAAACTTTAAAGAATATGGTGTAAAGAATGCAGGTGGTTCTGTAGAATCCATAAAGAAGATTAAAGCAACGAAGCTTGCAAATCATGGTTCTGAAACGTACAATAATATGGAACAGACTTATGCGACAAAAGAATTAAAATACGGCGATAAGTATTATAATAACAAAATGCAGTCTCGTAAAACATGGAATGCGAAGTATAATATTGATATTACGTCACCGATGCAAATTCCAGGAGTTAAGCAGAAAGCTTTATCTTATAGGTCAAAAATGACAACGCCGGAAAAGAAAGTTTATGAATTTCTTAAAAATCGTAAATTCGTGTTCGAATACGGATATGAACTTAACGGTAAGTCTTTTGATTTTGCTGTTTTTAATGATAACGAATTGAAGTTATTAATTGAAATTGATGGAATCTATTATCATGGTTTATCAGAAGACAGTAACGGTAAACATGTTCGTGGAGAAAATGATTGTGAACGATTTAGTAAAGTTCCGGAAAACGTGAAATATATCGTATGTGACGATACTAATATTGAAAAATGTTTTGATGAAATTACTAAAGTATATGATATGGACTATGAGGAATGGGTTAAATCGATTATTAGCGACTTGCCTAAAGAATTTCCATATCCGAAATATTCGATTGAACGTATTGAAAAAGACTGGAAACATTTACAGGAATGGAAATGGAACAAGAATTCATATGTAGGTTCTAGTATTATCCGTAATTTTCATGAAAGTATCTGGGAGGCACGGGTTGGCAATAATATCAGTCCTGTAGAATGTTGGAGTAATAAAGAATTATTAGAAAAGACAGTCCGTAACAGGATGATCTACAGTTCTCGACTTAGTTCTCAATGTATTGTAGATGGTTTCAATGTTTCGAAAATTGCACCCAAGGTTTCAGTATTTAATCCTATGCTGGCCAAGCATTTGATTGAAACATATATGAAATTTGATTCTGATAAACAGGTATTTGATCCGTTTAGCGGTTTTAGCGGCAGAATGCTTGGTACATGTTCGTTAGGAATAAAATATATAGGTCAGGATATTAACCAGAAACATGTAGACGAAAGTAATAAGATTATTAAAGCATTAAATTTGGATGCTACGGTAACATGTAAGAATATATTTGATTCACATGGAGTATATTATTCATTATTTACATGCCCGCCATACAATTTAAAAGAAATATGGAATGATAAAGAAATTAATATGTCATGTGACGATTGGATTGATTTATGTATGAAAAATTTTGATTGTCATGAATATTTATTTATAGCTGATAAGACTGAAAAATATAAAGATTTTATTGTTGAAACCGTCGATAATAAGTCACATTTCAGTAATAATAAAGAATATGTTTTATATATCAGCAAATAAAAATAAGCCGGAATTAAGTTCCGGTTTATTTTAGTTGTTCTTGATTAATCCTTTGTTATATAAGAAGATAAGAAACGAATACAGGTGTTTACAAACCGTACTTTCTTTCTTAGGGTTACGAACCTTATTTGGAATATGGCTAAAGCCTTGAATAGGTTCTGCCTGAGTAGTATTTTTAAAATTTGGGTGGCTGACATTGTATCTGTAAGCATTGCATGTACAGTTTACTTTACCGATATTCATAATCGAGAACGGTTGTTCAATATCGTCACGGTGAAACATAGCAGTCACTTGGTATCTTTTACTCGGATCGCTTTCAGAAACGACGATGCCTGTACATTTCATAGTATCTTTATCTTTTCCTTCGACGTGGAAATTTGCGACATGTGCTTCTTTGCCGGAATAAGGAAAAACCTTTCTAAAATTATCTAGCATATCTTGAAGTGACATAGTAGCTTCATCAACCCTACGGCCTTCAATCATATTCATATATTCTTTAAAATTCATATAATATTTATAGATAATTATAAATAATATAAAGTATTAAGGAGTTTTATTATGGACATTAAAAAGTCATTTAAACGTTTTAAAAAGAATTATATTCGTGAATCTGAAGCGCTCGATGCAGAAGATTTATTTGTTGATGTCGACCTTGAAGGAACAAACGAAGAAAGATATCAAATTGACGTATATTATAATGAAGATGGTGGTTTCCCGGATTTCGATACTGAGTTACCGTCTGAAACATTGACATATACTTATGATGAACTGGTTGCCGAACTCGGACAGGAAGCTGCTGATGAATTGATTAATAACGGCTCTTATGATTCGGGTAACAATACTTATTATAAACTTGTTGAAGGTTCATCCAGTGAAGAAACTGATATAGAATTCACAGATCCTGAAGAAAATATTGATGCCGGTTACGATACAGATTTCAATGAATCTTGTTGTGGTGGCGGTAAGAAGAAGTCTAAGAAGGGCAAGAAGGGCAAGAAGGATAAGAAGTCTAAGTTTGTTCCGTTCTGGGCAAAGAAGAAAGACAAGGAACTTAAGGAAGCATTGAAGACACTTAAGTCAGCCGGTTATTCTATCATTAACGAAAGCGGAATGGAATATGAAGATGACGCAACTGGTTTCGGTATTGCTTTCGATGATTCTGATTACTACACAGAAGAAGGCGAATGTGAAGTTTGCGCAATCTGCGGAAGAGAATCTTGCGACGGTGAATATGACGAAGATGGAAACTTTGTTTGCAGTGACTGTGCCGAAAATTCTCTCGAACAGCCTATGGAAGAAATTGACCCGATGGATATTTACTTCCGTGCAGCAAAGGCAGACAATATTCGCGACATGAATCGTTTTGTTCGCTAAGCTTAAAATGAATTAAAAATAAGCCCGGATTAACTTCCGGGTTTTATTTTTTCTAAAAATCTGGATAAATGTTATAAATATATAAAACATTAAAAGGATTTTTACAATGGAAGCAAAGAAATTATTGTGCGAAGAAGCCTGCGCCGAAGCTAAAATGCTTATGGAAGATGCAGGAAATAATACAAAGACAATGTATATTTCAGGTCCGTTCATGATGGCAGAAGAAGTAAACCGTAACGGTCGTACTTATTCCCGTTCTATCATCGAACGCGAAGTTAACAAGTTCCAGAAGCTTATCGAATCTCGCGAAGCTCTTGGTGAACTTAACCACCCAGATACTATCGAAATTAACCCGAAGGAATCTGCTATCATGATTACCGAACTTAAGATGGACGGTAATCTCGCTATGGGTAAGGCAAAGGTTTTGCATACTCCTAACGGTAAGATTCTTGAATCCCTTTTGAACGACGGTGTTCGTATGGGTGTTTCGTCTCGCGGTACTGGAAACCTTACTGAAGGAAATATGGTCGCTGAAGACTATTCACTCGTAACCATCGATTCTGTGTACATGCCGTCTGCCCAGGTCGCTTATACTGACCCGATGTATGAATCTGTACAGTATGTTTCTAAGTGGGTTCTGAATGAGGCTACGGGCCTTTATATTGAACAGCGTGAAAAGGTATTCGAAGCACAGAAGAAGTTCAATAAGGCTGTCGATAACGGTGGTTCTAAGGAAATTATTAAGGCTTTCAAGGAATTCTTGGCAAGCATCTAATAATAAAAATATTTTGAAACCGGAGTTAATTCTCCGGTTTTTCTTTTTATACAAGAAACTCCGGAAAACTGTTATAAATAAATATAGGTGCAAGGGAATAAGCCTTTGCATAGGATATTTTAGGAGAAATAAAAATGAAACGTAGAGAAGATCAATACAATGCTGGTAACGATTACCTTCAGGTCACTTCCGCTTACTTCGTAACTGCTGATGATGCTGCTGAAAAGGCATCTAAGGTCCCGGGTTACAAGGCATATTCTGACGGTCTGTACCATTACACGACTGTTCCGGTTTATGAACTTTCTGGTGGTGTTTCTGCACTCAACAAGCGTGTCTTCACGAAGCTTCCGCAAGACAAGTGGGCACCGGCAACTTTCGATGGTATTTCTGCATTCTCTGCTATTAATGCTGCTAGCGCAGTGTTTAGCCCGGATTACTCTAAGGCAGAATATGACTTCGAAACTGACAACACTTGGAGTGGCACACCTGCTGCTAAGTAATCTTACTGCATAAGTAAATGAACTTAAAAGACCTCAGAGTAAAATCTGAGGTTCTTTTTATAATATATCGAGAATTTTTTCAATATCTTTATTGCATTTTCGTTGCCAGGCTCTTTGTGCATTTTGAAGTTCTTTTGTAAATTCTTCTTTATTATAGTTAAATGCGTTGGCGTATATTCTGGAACCGTCAGTATAATGGAATCTGCATCGTATTTCGTTGAGCGATATGGCAATACTTCCTATCTGGTATTTATCAGACAGGCCGATCCAATACATCTCGTCAGAAAGCTGTTTATAGACGATACAATACTGGTTTAGTATTTCTTTGATGTCGTCTATCGTGTTGATATACGGAATGCTCATATTTTATATATTAGCATGGGGCGATAACCGAATAGTTACCGCCCCAAGGAACTCCTTGTACACTAGTACATGAGATTACATTTTAGAATACTTCATTCCGCGTTTATTTAGAATTTCAGTAAACTGTTCAAGAGCCTTTGCGCTCATACCAGTAATCGTAACGCTTTCGTCACTGTTATCAACATCGACACTAGCAGTAGCCTTGTGTTCGCTGTTATATGCTGCGACCATTCGGTTAGCCATTTGCGTGATACGTGCGAACGAAGAGCTATCGCATGCGAATGTTGCAGGACCGCTTGCACGAGGTGCAGCTTCACCAGACTTCTTGGTAATCTTTTTACCTTCAGAATCTGATTTACCAAAAACAATATCTCTAATGGCTTCTTTAAGCGCAGACGTACCGAGACCGACCTTTCTGACATTCTTACCGGAGCTGCTCAAAAGGCTAATTTCTTTCCAACTATCGAAATCTTTAAAACCTTCTTGCGCCATCTTATAACGAACAGCGTCGCCATAGTCGTCCGGAGAAACGCCGATATATAGCAAATTATTATTAGGATCATCAACAGTAGTCAAGTCCGAATAATTATTCATTGCAGCATGGAATACACGAGTTTTATCTTCTTTTCCATCGACTGGAAGTTTGATTTCAATATATGGCTGGTTAACGCAAGTACCGTAAATTTTACGCATGAAATCTGCTCTACGGTCAAGTGAAATTGTCGTATAGAAGCCAGTATCATGACGGAAGTCATTCTTTTTACCGCGAGATTGACGGTCACGGAAAACTTCAACCTTACCAGTAGCGAATTCACTGTTCTTGATAATCGGACCAAGATTTGCAAGGCGTTCCGGGCCTACGACAAGAGCATCCTGTTCATCGTTTCTCCAGTAGAACTTGGCATAGAAGACGTGTTCTTCAGCGATACGGTGTAATTCAGCAGGCAATTTATCATCGAATGTCGGTGCAGGTTCTGCGCCTCTGAAGCATTTTGCAATCGTCTTGTTAGTTGCGATTTCTTCCTTAAGACCTTCAATGTCCTGGACAGCGTAAACAATAGTAAATTGACGGTTTTCCGCGACTTCTTGTTTACCGACGAATGTCTTACAGTTACATTGGTAGAACATTGCGAGCGGAGCGAACTTACCGACATCAGGCTCATAGTTGGTTGCCCAGTTCTGAAAACGGATTGTACTGAAGTAGTAACCGATACGTGACGGCATCGGAGTCTGCTGGTCGCCGTCCATACTTGCGCCACTGTTGAAATGGACGGAAATCGCCCATTTCATGAGTTTCACATAGTTAGGCTCATGTGAAACAGCTTCTTTGATATAATCATAAGCATTTTCGAATAGATTCATTTTAAACCCTTTTTTAACGTTTATATTATTTATAGTATAAAGATTTGCGGAATTATAAATATTAAAGCTATTATTAGGGAAATTAAAAATGTTTAATAAGTCCGCAGAACTTCGCGGTCACGGTGAAAAAATTGAAATGACCAAGGAACAGATGGATGAGTTCATCAAATGTTCCAAGGATATATTTTATTTTTGCAAGTATTTCTATATCATTCAGGATAAGAAAGGTGCAGCGCCGATTGAACTCCGCGAATATCAAGAAAGAATTATCCAGATGTTCCTTGCCACATATAAAGACAAGGAAGGTCATATAAGAAATAACAGAATTATTACCCTAGGTCGTCAGGGTGGTAAAACGACTATTTGTACGCTCTACATTCTCTGGTATGCTTTGTTTAACAAGGATAAGGAAATTGCTGTTTTGGCTAACAAGGAACAGCAGGCTAAAGAAATTATGCAGAGAATTAGGGCGGCAGTTTTGAAATTGCCTTTATGGCTACAGCAGGGAATTAACCCTGACCGTGGCGGTTGGTCAAAAGAATCGATTGGTTTTGATAACGGTTGTAAAATTTTCTGTGCTGCTTCTGGTTCGTCTGCAATTCGTGGTAGAACGGTTGACTTGATGTTGGTGGACGAATTTGCGTTCTTGCCTCCAGAAGATGCTGACGACTTTATTAAGTCTGTGTTCCCGACTCAATCTTCTCGTTCCGACGCTATGTTGATTTTGATTTCGACGCCGCACGGAATGAACCAGTTCTATAACATCTGGCAGAAGGCTGTTGCCGGTATCAATTCGTTTGTTCCTGCAAAGGTACAATGGAATGAAATTCCGGGTCGTGACGAGACGTTTAAACAGAAGATGATTCGTGACCTTGGTATTCAGACGTTCATGCAGGAATATGCCTGTTTGTGCCCTAACGAGAAAATAACGGTCAAGGACGAAGTCTCTGGAATAGAAATAACTGATACCATAGCCAATATTTATGAGTTATGGGAAGACGGATTTATAAAATAGCTATAAATAACATATGAGTATAACCAACGCAGATTTGGCATCAGTTAACGAGAATTTACGTGACATTCGCGATTATTCAGAGAAGCTTGAAGCACTGGATAATTTAAAGAAGTATTTGGATTCTAAAAGTACAATCAATAAAAGTATAAAGGAATCTGGCGTAAAGACGACTGCTGTAGGAAATAAGTTAAAGGGTGTTATTCAGACATTCAAGTCTTCTCTTATTACTACGATTAAAGATTCTGCCGATAAGTTGGATAAAACGCTCAATACGATTTTCAAAGATATAAAAGTTGGCGGCAAGGGATTATATAAGACTAAGGCCGAACAGCTGGAACCGGACAAGGCATTGTCTGCGACGATAGTTTCGCCGTTGGAAGTAGCAAAGTCAGCAGTCGTTTCCGAAAACGACAAGGTACCAGAATTTGAGTCTCCTGAAATCGTAAAGGCATTGGATAATGTCGCAATTTTACAGAGAGAAAACAACAAGCTGTTCGACAAGTTTATAAAGGCCGAACAGAAAACAAGACAGGATAAAAATACAGAAGCACTTGTAAACAAGCCTGTCGCTCCAGTTACGCCGAAAGAGAAAAAGGAAAAGGTTGAAAAACCGAAATTCCCGTTTGATTTCAAACAGTTCATGGGCGGGTTAGGAAAGATACTTAGAGGTATATTAAATCCAGTATCATTGATTATAGCATTCGTTACGAAAACGCTTCCGTATGTTTTGATTGCAATAGCGTTCCTTAAAGGATTCTGGCAAGGAATCGGCGAGGAGCTACGAGAGAAATTTACGATATTAGGTAAAAAGATACTTGTCGGGCTAGGAATAATATTTGGTTTGTTTAAAGGCGGGCCTATACTTATCAGAGTATTGACTCTTGCGTATCATGCATTACGAATCAGCTGTTTGCTTATCGAGCATACAGGTAAGATGTTATTGCTCAAAATAAAGATGGCTCACGAGACTGAAACATTTGCAGAAGAGAAAGGGCTTAATATATTTAAGCGCGGGCTTGAGTTCGTTAAGTTCTTGCTGGAAAAAGCTTTTATCGGATTCAAGATATTGCTTGAAGTTGCCAAGTTCGTTCTTGTAGCCGCAGCCGCAGTTCTTGTTGTCGGTTTGTTTATTCTGCTTATTGCCGGAATATTCTTATTATTCTATAAGTTCGGTGATTATTTCATTGCCGGTATTAAGAAAATTATAAGTATATTCTTGGATGTTGGTAAGTTTATCATTAATATATTTAGCGCTATTCCGCGAATGATTATCGATGGCGTATTGTCGTTGTTTAGCGGATTGTCAAAATGGATTTTTGGCGATAAGGATAAGACATCAGTAACGCCGGCGACACAGGAACAGCAGATAAATACAAAATCTGAAGTGACATTCGGAACTGAATTGAAGAATGAATTCCAGAATATGTTAAAGTCTATAACTGAACCGCTGAATACGATTAATAAGGCAGTTCAGTTTATCGCAGCCCAGACTATGTACAGTAATCTTATGGTTGGCGGCATGACTGGAATTTCTCAGCAGACTATTAGGACTATGGCATCTGTTGTTTCTGCCGTGACGGAAGAAAACGACAAGAAGGCTTCGGCTGTCGCATCGGATCTTATTACGACGAATAATAATTTCAATGTACCGAACGGCATGGCAAGCGACATAGATACATTGAAGAAAGATATTACTAACATGAAAGGCATAATGGCCGACTTGTATGAACTTATGGATAATTGGCATAAAGAAGGCGGAAATACGCCGTTTATGCCTGTTAGAATGACTAGACGTTAATATGGCTGGATTGATAAATTTTTATAAGCAACCTGAAGGAAGAACATCGGTTTCGTCTACGTCGCCGGTGTATGTTTCTCATAGGTTCAGTCTGTTTATTAATGAAGACTCGCTCGTAAAAGGCGAACAGATGAAGACTACGAGAATCAACGGCATTGTCGACCAGCTTCCGGAAATCAGTTATACTACTGGTTGGGATATTTCACCGATTAGTACGGTTTCAAAAAAGATTGAAGATTTTACGAACAATAACCTTATGAGGGCTATTGCGTCGAACAACAAGGATTTTCGCCCTCCAGTATTTACCGATGGATGGACACAAAAGACCGTAAAGAATGGTTCTCCGCTTTCTGTAGATATTTCGTTTAGAAGTTATCCGTTATATGCGTTTTCGACGACGCCGTATAAGGATATTTTGAATTTCATGATTTATATTACGACACCGAGAGAATATAACCTGCAGGCAAGCCTTGACGTTACCAGAGACGCTTTGGCCAAGGCTGAAGAATACGGTAAGAGCATAGGGGCGACTTCGGAAGATTTGATAAAAGCGTTTAGTTCTTCCGATATTTCGATTAAGGACATAGCGAATGCGATTCTCGGCAACGACACATCGAAAGAAGGACGAGAACTTTATAATGCATTCAATACGTTGAAGACTGAAATAGAAAAACTCGGTAATATGAACGACGATAATCTTGGCGGTGCACCGTTATGCATGCTGGAAATCGGTAAGATGTTGCGTTCCGATACGTCGATTAAGTGGCTGGTAAAGAACTGGTCATTTAAGCCTGCATTGAATACGACAGTTGTCGGCGGAAAAATCGAACCGATATATGTCGACTTTAAAGTATCGTTAGAAACTCAGCAGATACTTACCGATGCTGATTTAGCGAAAATTATAATTCCTTAGGAATTTCTGAAAGACCTGAATCAAGGTCTTTTTGAATACTGTCGGCGGCATACCATGTGCTGCCGCTTGTTATATCGCTATTGAGTATTCTGTACCATTGAGAACGGGAATATGTCTGGTCAAGATTACATGTGATATTGAATTCATAATAGTAATGACCGGAATTTGTCCATTCTTCTGAACGTTTGACAGTCCAGTTAGAAATATAGACAATAAGCGGCGTTTGCGATTTGAATATGGTACCAGAATAAAGATTCAGATACCAAAGCTTTGCACCGAAACTATTGGAACGGTTAAACTTATATTCTACGCGTAACGGTCCATATTTCTTAACAGCGCTATTCAAAAGCGTACTTGCAGAATCTGCTAAAAATTCAAATTTGCCTTTTAGGTCGTCGAGCGTTCTATTGATTGTACCGCCAGATTGTTTTTGACCAGCGACTTCATCCATAGCAGCTTTTAATTTAGGTTCAACATCTGATTTGACGGCCTTATTTACAGTATTATTGCTTATATCGCCGATAAGTTGGTTAATTAAGTTATTGAAATCGTCAACAGATTCTTTACCTTCATATGACTTCGATGTTTCTGATAATTTGCTATCAGTCCATGAATTTTGATATGACGTAGTTGTAGAATATTTTAAAGTAACAGTTTTATTGCTTGTATTGATGAAAAAGCTATAATATGCATAGACAGATTCTACTTTTATTGTATTATAGCTAATAGCGCTTTTAAGCTTGTTGATATATATGTCAAGTTGTTCGGCCTTTTTACGTCTTTCTTTGTCATCGTCTTGCGCAGAATTATTTTGCGTAGCGTTATTACTGTTTGAAATCTTGAGAATGTCGTTACCGACGGCGGCACCGGTCCCAGTCATATTCTTTAAGCCAGATCTGACATTATCTAATGCGCCAGCAAAGGTAAATTTATTATTGTCAGAAATTGCGGCATATTTCTGAAGACGCTTAATCCAAATACTTGCGTCGGTTTGTCCAAGATTATCTGCTTCGAAAATTTTGAATTTAAGATTTATAGTACCAGGATTATAGCCGTTATAGACTTTCTTGGTCCATGAGCCGGCTTTGACGAAATTTTTCCATTCCGTACCAGTAGCGCAACCGATAGAATTGATTAACGAAACGAGGTCATTCGACATGAAGCTTTGCAACATGTCCTGCCATAATATGCCTGGACCGTCTGTATAATCTACAGAGAAAGAAATTTCAGGAAGGTCGTCGAGAACGCCGACGAGTTTAATCTGTTCGTCTTCGTCAAATGTTGTTAACTGAAATTTGGATAGGCCGAACTTGCTATCGTCAGCGTATGTACTACCGACGAATTTTTTCTTTTGTTTGGCCATTTCCTCAGGATTATTGAGGTTAAGTGTTTCATAGTCATATATTGCCATTATTTTTTAATCCTGCGTGCAAAAATACCTGTAATCATTCCGTTATTTGAAACATACGGTATTTTGAATAACAATACATGGTTAATTTCGTCTTTTTCAATATCCGCATTGGTGCGGTCTATCTTGATAGGAACCCAGTATTCGATTGCGTCAAATACTTGCGGCATAAGTTCGTCCATTCGTGCAAAATTTTCAAACAACAGCAAATATAACGGAGAACCGTACGCGAGATTAAAGAGTCGCTCAAACGGTTCTGTCAGAATTACGTTTTCAATCATCTGGTCAAGCGCGTCTTTGCCCCAGAGTTCGGTTTTTTCACCTAAACCGTCCAAATCGTAATATGGGTTTACAACGCTTGCATTAGATAATGTAGAAAAATCTGGATTTGCGCTTAGACTTAACATACATTATTTATAGTTTAACATTTTACGTTGGTATTTCCTACATAATGTGGAATTCCGGCAAAAAGGCAGTTCGTATAGTTATTGCATAGCTGCTTGGCGACATTTCTGCCGAGATTTACGTCGCCGCCGACGCTGTTGATGTCGACATTCATTTTAGCTTCGATTTTGGCGTCGCCACCCACGTTTATAGTTGCATTGCCGGTAGTATTGATTGACAGATTGCCCGGTCCGGAAAATCCTTCACCGGTATGTATTGTCAACGAACCGTCAGAACCGATATTTATCGTAAGGCCAGTCCTGTGATGGAATATGGTTTCGCCTGATTTTTTATTCAACGTAAGATATTCGCCCTGGTCGGTTTCTAGCAAGACCATCTTGTTCGGATAGTCTTCCATTTTGAACATAAGCGGGTTTTTAGTGAAATCTTGAACGGTAAGCTGTGTATAAGCGACTGAATCAAAAATCGGCTTCTGGATGTCTTTCTGGTCAAAATAACCGCGTAATATGGTACCGACTTCAGGAATGATGAAGTTACCGTTGGTACCGCCGAAATATCCCATGTCAGGAACCGCCCACGGGAGAGCACTTTCGGCAAGATCGTCATAATAGCCGAAAATAAGGATTTTGACACGGCCGAGCTTAAGCGGGTCATCGTTATCAATAACCTTACCGGTCCATCTGTCGCCGCCTGTATCTTTGTTGACATTATTGTCTTTGCTTACGAGAGAGTTTTCAAATCCGTTTTCGATACTGTTCATTGCATCGTTTAACAATGCATTTATATCTGGGCTATTATTCATAATTAACCTGCCTGAGTATTTTTAGTTTCTTTTTTCGTACCGATACCGCCGATACCGTCAGATACACAAGTAGCCATTATTACATACTTTGAACCGAACGATATATAATGCGTTAAACCGGAAACGATATAATTATTCGACTGGACACTTGATTCATGGTCCATAGTCGTCATATCTATCGAGATACGGTCGCCGAGTTTCAACATTTGTTTCGGATCTTTTTCATAACCCGGCTGGTCAGTTACGCTGATAGTCATAAAAGCAAATTGCTGGAAGAACGCGTGCTTGATGCTGTCATGGTGAATCGGCGCATAGTCATAATACTGGTGCGTTTGACGGAAATATGTACTGACTGAATGATAACGTACTGTTTCACCCTGGCTGTCGGAACGGTTTGACATTTTACCTAAGCGGGGCCTTTCGTTTTTGCCGGTATCTTTAAAATCTTTTGCCCTGAAACAAGTATCATTCAATGTAATCGCTTTAAGGTTTGTAATATTGAACGACGCCGGCTTAAAGGTTAGCGGGTTTAACAATAAAGCATTATATGGATTGAAAATATACTTTTTGACGTTATAGCCGCCGTCATTTTGTAAATAACCGTGATTTGTCAATACGAGGTCATAATATACACTATATGCCGCGGGTTTTTCTTCGGTAGTGGATGTATCTTCGTTTTTGGTATCGTAAAGTTTTTGATAGCGTGTCTGATGTATAAAATTACTTGTAGTGGCTTTGCCGCATAGCGTATTGATTGAAGTATAATATGCGTTACCGCCTCTGTCAACAAAAAGAATCGGCATGTCGTCATCAGAAATCCATGCATGATTTATGATTTTTTTCGTAAATTCAGAATATGTCAATGTAGAATTTAACCATGACATATTATCATCAGGTTTAGAATCGAAATCTATGTTCGGTTTTAAACCGGCATTACTAAGAACAACCTGTAATGTTTCCGCACTGGTATATGATTTATCGAGCGACGGCAATTTACCTGCCATCGTATCGAATTTCGGCCAGATACAAATATCGTTTAGATACTTTTCGGCGGAATACATGCAGTGAAATTTATATGTATATGAATTTCTGTCAAAGTCAGTAGAATTTTCTATAGCTTGTATTTTAAATGTTGCTTCCAATAACGGCTTAGAAGCAACTGCGTCATGGCTTATCATTTCAGGCAATATTTTTACATAGATGATATTGCCAATTTGAAAATTTACATCATGAAAAATGGTACCGATGTCATTAAGCGTCAGTGTCATGGTAGGCAATAACAGAAAGAAATTTTCACGAATAATAATTTCTGTAATTTTGTCTACTGGAATATTAAAACCTTTATTTGGGTCATTACTTCCGTATATGACAGTAATGTCACATGTCTGGGTTGAGACTGTGCTTGACGCGATTGCGGTACTTGAATCAAGAGTTGTATTTTCTTCTGCCATTAAATACCTATAGTCATTGCCCTATTGCCGGTTTCCCAGCTGGAGAGTTTAATGTTCGCTACTATATTATATGCGTCAATTGGCTGTTTTGGTTTTTCGAAACAGCAGAACCCTTGTTCATTAGTCATCAAGAGAAATGAAGCATTCTGTAGGTTCATGTATATGTAAAGCTGCATTGCGCCGACAGTGTTGAAAATATTGCCTTTTAACTTATACAATGAAGCAAATTCATTTGCGATTTTCGTATTTTCGTTAGAAAGGTTCTGTAACATTTTTAAGATGGTTCCAATTTTTTCCGGCTGGCATTTTAACAGTTCGTCAAGGTCTTCGCCGCATTCGCGATTAAAATGGTCAAATTGCGTACTTGTATTGAACTGTGAAAATATAGAATACATGAGAGAACGATTCATCTGTTTGTATTCTTTTCCATCGCCGGACATCGTAGAACGAATTCCTTTGAATTCTACGAGTTTATTGGTTCGCATGTCGTATAAGTCGCCTTTGCCGCTGCTAAAACCGATATTTGAGAAGCAGCTTGCGAAAAGGAATTCACCCTTGCCGATTGCAGGTCTTGCCGTAGTGACGTTCAGTGCGTCATTTATATATTCAGGTTTAAGATATTCGGCAAGATTTGCCCTTTTAAGAAAATCAGACCATGAAATTTTTGGAAAATTTTGAAAATTAAAAACATTTTTTTCTAATTGTTCGAATAAGTCTTCAGGTTTTACCAGAAGATTTTTCAACAACAGCATGCCGTGCTGGTTTGCAAGGCCTTCATGCTTACCGCATTTTTTACTGGTCCAGAATTTCGGAAGCAGGTCATTTAAACTATTCAAATCCATATACATATTTATAAATAACATATGAGTCTCTGTCGAGTATATGAATGGCAAAATATTAAAACCGTAAAGCTTTCTGACGCTTACGATGTTAAAATTAAAGTAAATGACGATACTACATTTGTAAAACTACCTGAATGTACTAACGCCACTTTGCCGTCATATAAGTATAAGGAAGAAATTTACAAATACGGCAATAACGAAAAGAAATATCTGATTCCTGATTATACAGGGCTTGAAGATTTGAGCCTGGAATTCATGGAAAATTACAGAGAAGATTCTAAAGATTTTGCATTTTTAAGAATTCAAGATTTGGTGAATATATTCCTTAATAAGTTATTTGATTCTAGGACATTCGGATATAAGTTGTTCGACTACATAAGCGAAATTGTAGTTACGGTCTATAAGAATAATTTCAGCGATGCCGTACTTGAGTATGTTTTTAAGAATTTGAAGCTTACCGATTATACAAAATATGAACTTGATTATTCATCCGGCGATATAGCTAAATGGACATTGAAATTCTCATATCAAGAATATTATGTCAATTATTTTGTTGCTGATAAAAAGCCTCCGAAAAAAGAAAAAGAAACGAAAAATGACATGTATGCCGCACAGTATAATGCTATGATGGAAGCTCGCGGCCAAATGTATAAAGGCGGTCGAGGAATACGTACTCCACGAGAAGACCAGGTAATGGCAAAAAAGTATGAAGATTCTTTGAATAAGGGCGAAAGCGCATTGGACGAGGCAATTTCTGAAAAGAAAATCGAAAGACAGAAGAAACTTAACGAACTTAGCTCTCTTGAATCGATGAATAATAAACCAGTTTCTACGTTCGCAGAACATAAGAAACTTGAAGAAGCAAGGGAAAAAGTCGCAGCGGCTGAAGCGGCACTTGAAGCAGCAGAAGTAGACTTGGATATAAAAACGAAGAAACATGCGGAAGCTTCCGCAGAGCATGCAAGCGCGGTCAAGAACGCCGAAGAGACAGTCGCTAATGAAAATTCATTCCATGCAATGGTAACGGATAATAATGCCGTCAAGGAAGCAAAGGCACAGGAAGCCGGAGCAGCCAAGAGACGTTCTGAGGCGTTTAACTCGAAGGTCGAACAGGAAAAGGCAGTAGAGGCTGCAAAGAAAGCTTTGGAAGAGGCTAAGCTTGCGGAAGAAGAAGCTTTGGGTACATATAACCTTAAGGCAAGCCAGAATATTGATGTAGTAGATAGACAAAAAAGAATTGCACAGTTAAAATCTGAAATCAATACGATTAATTCTGAAATTGTAAATCTTAATAATGAAAAGACAGAGCAGGTAACTGTTGCACAAGAACAACAGCAAAGATTCTTGCAGGAACGTAATAGTATGTCTTCTGAGCAAAAGCTTCGTAATGCAAGGTATCAAGATACTGCAGAACATGCGATTAAGTCTAACGAATCTGAATCGGTCCGTGAATCCTGGTCTAATGACGCCAGTACAGAAATTGATTCTGATATTCATTCGTTGAATAGGCAACAGATGAAGGGAGAAGACGGATTTATAAAGAATAGCATTGAAGGCAAGCAGAAGAGGTTCTATGACAGGCAGGAACGTAGGTCGGATGCTGAAAAGGAAGCAATGGAAATTGCAGAACAAGCAGCCATCAGGCCTGAACTTATGGAACTTGAAGATCTTGAAGAATCTCCAGTAGTAGAACAGGCGCCGGCAAAGAAGATTGAAGTTACGAAAACGAAAACAGATGCCGGTGAATTGATAGACATCAAGAATTCTGAAAATGTATATAGTCATCCGGATTTCCAAGAACGTGTTACGGCATTGTCTATGGAAATGTACAAGCCTGGAAAGAGCGATCCTCAGATGGTATATGAAAAGGCACAGGCCAAGGCCATGCAGGAATATCTTGAAGGAAAACTAAAATTAAAATAAATAAATAAGAAAAAGGATTTAAAATGGAACAAGAACAATCATTTACCGCTTACTATGCAGAGACTAAGGATAACGAATTCCAGAGTTTGTATTCTTTTGCAGTCGACGCATTGACATTCTCCAATAAGATTAATATTTATCACTGGCAGTGTGAAAAGGGATTTATCCACACACATCTCCAGGAAGTATATGAAGTCATTCGCGATTTCGCTGATGAACTTGTAGAGATTACGCTTGGAACCGGCACAGAATTCAAGATTGATGAAAAGACTTACAAGTTCTCTGACGAAATTTATAATAACGAAAATATGCAACGTAAGCTTCGTGCATTTATCGATGCGGTTGAAAATCTGTCCAAGCAGTTCCAGAATAAGATTGCCTTGAATAACCTTATGACTGATACGGTCCAGAAGCTTGAAAAGGAATATGGTCTGTTGACTCACTTCTCGTAACAGGAGTTTATATAAATGCGTGAATTGAACAATGATAATTTAGAACGTGCCAAAGAAATGCTTAAGAATGCCGGATATGATGTGGTTCGTAACTGTAATACAGATGTGAAGTCATTCGACCACGAGACATTCCAGCAATATCTTGACAAGCATACGAACAAAGAAATTTAAAGATTGAACTAGATACCGAGGACCGTTTATACGGTCCTTTCTTTTTATTGATATTTACGGATTTTTTATTTTCCTTCCAAATGTTCACAAAAATTTACTATTTTTTGATTCAAAGTTAAAGAGGTAAACTATGATTAACGATAATAATTGGGAAATCTGGCTGTACAATGCCATCTCGCATATTCCTTCAAATGTCTCGCTCGGTGACGCTATGAAAGTCGAAGAAAAATTACGTGAAATTGTCCAGCAAGTAAGGACTACAGGATTATAAATAAAACACGCTCGAGAACTAATGTTGATTGTGACACTGTGAATAAACTGTTTGTAGAGTGTTTATAAAAAGGAAATATATGATTAAAAACGTAATCAAACGAGATAATCGTAGACGTAAGTTTAATATAGCAAAAGTATATACCGCAATTGAAAACGCATTTAAGTCGATAGATGAAAAATATACAGAAGAAGGTATTGATCAGCTGGTCGACGAAGTAGTTGAAATAATTTCCGCAAATGATGCTAAGTCAGCCAGAGTTGAAGATATTCAGAATGTTATCGAAAAGACATTGATGAATAAGGGTTTCGGTTCAGTTGCCAAGGCATTTATTTTGTATAGAGACGAACGTAATCGTGCCCGTGAAACAAAATCAGAAATTGTTAAGACCATTAAGGAAATTACAGAATCTGACATCAAGAGTTCGAATATTCTTCGTGACAATGCGAACGAATCCGGCGCTACTCCTGCTGGTACATACGGTAAGATTGCATCCGAAACAAACAAGATGTATAACTTGCTGAATAACATCAACAGAAAGTATGCACAGGAACACAAGGACGGTCATTTACATATTCATGACCTTAACCAGTACAATTTGACATTCAACTGCCTTTTTGCACCGGTTGGTAAGTTACTAAAGACTGGTTTCGACTCTGGTACTGGTTATCTTCGTTCTCCGAAGTCTATCCAGACAGCCGCTGCTTTGACTGCTGTTATTCTTCAGCTCCAGTCTAACCAGCAATACGGTGGTATCGCTGACGATAACCTCGACTTTGATTTGGCGCCGTTTGTCGATATTTCATTTAAGAAGAATCTCAAGACTGAACTCGTTCGTTATCTTGAATATAATCCGGAACATGAAGACATTGACTTGAATGACATCGAAACTATTTCGATGAACATGCCGGTTGAATTGCTTTATGCTAAGTTCCCGAAAGTTTGTGTTGACAAGGCAATCCAGACTACAGATGATGATACTCATCAGGCTATGGAAGGTCTTATCGGTAATTTGAATTCTTTGCAGTCTCGTTCTGGAAACCAGGTTCCGTTTAGTTCTTTGAATTTTGGTCTTAATACTTCTAATTGCGGTCGTATGATTAGCAAGAACCTTATCAAGTCCCAGATGGAAGGTCTCGGTGACGGTTTGACTGCTATTTTCCCGATTTTGATTTTCAAGTTGATGAAGGGTTATACAAAGAATCCGGAAGATCCGAATTATGACTTGTATCTTGATTCTATCAAGTGCCTTGCTCGTCGTTTCTATCCGAACTTTGTAAAGGTTGATAGTTCTTTCAATATGCCGTATGTTAAGTATAATACGAGTACGGTTGACCTTACCAGTGAAGAAGTTCTTGTCAAGGTTCGCGGTAAGAATGAAGCCAAGACAATTAAGCTGGAAAATCAGAAGTTTGAAATGCCGATTTACGAATATGATATGGGTATCGGTGATTACTGGGATATTACAGAAATCAACGGCTCTACTCTTTCCGTACGTAAGCTTATCGAAAATACAACCATTTCTACTATGGGTTGTAGAACCCGTGTTATTGGTAATATTAACGGCGCAGAACAGACAACGGGACGTGGAAACTTCGCATTCCATACGATTAACTTGCCTCGTCTTGCAATCGAAACCCACATCGAAGCTAAGGATGAAGAAGGACGTAAGCAGTTGTTTTTTAAGAAGCTTGACGATATGCTCGAAGATGCCAAGGGTAGTTTACTTGACCGTTTCTCTTTAATTTGTAATAAAACTTATGAGAATTTCCCGTTCACTATGCAGCAGGGTCTTTATCTCACGTCTGACGATGAACCGCATGATGTTACTGATAAGATTGGCGAAGTTCTTAAACAGGCATCTCTTTCTATCGGTTATGTCGGATTGGCTGAAACAATGCTCTTGCTCACAGGTAAGACATACGGTATCGATCATGAAATCGATGATTACGCATTCTCTATCGTAAAGCATATTCGTGAATTTGTCGATAAGACTCAGAAGGAAACACATCTTAACTGGTCTTGTTTCGCTACTCCGGCTGAAGCTGTTGCTGGTCGTTTCGCAAATATTGACAAGAACCTTTTCCAGAACGAAAAGAAGCTTGCCGATGTCGATTTGCAGCGTGTCTTCGGTAAGGGTTATTACACGAACAGCCACATGCTTGATTATTCATTGGAAACATCCTTGGAAAATAAGATTAAGATGGAAGCTCCGTATCATAAGATTACGAACGCCGGTCATATCTTCTATTACAAGCTGAACGGCGACTTGTCTAAGAATCTTGAAGCAGTCAAGGCTACGATTGATGCCATGTATGACGGTGACTTGGGATATTTCACTTGTACGTTCGATAGCGATACTTGCACCAAGTGTCATTTCCATGGTATCATCAATAACGAATGCCCGTGCTGCGGTAACAAGAACGAAGACGAGATTATTCGTGTTAGAAGAATTACCGGATATTTGACTGGTTCGCCTAAGAAGACAATTTTCAAATCCTGGAACGATGGAAAATTAGCAGAATTGAGGGACCGTCACAATATTTAATTGAAATTTCGGATTAAAATCATACAGACCCAAAATCTGTATGATTTTTCTATCTTTATAAGGAAATTATGTTAGATACAATAATGTTATTAATCGGATATACTGGGGCTTTGGCATTTGCAGTTTGTTCATTGCCGCAGGTAATCAAGGCTTATAAGACGAAATCTACCGGTGATATTAGTATTTTCTTTATTATACTTTCTATTATCGGAAATCTTTGCAGTGCCGCATATATTTTCTATACGAATTTTATAAGCGGGATGTGGCAATATCCTCAATATGTAAATTATACTCTGGCAACGATTTTCATATTCATCTTGCTTGGACTGAAACTTAAATACGATAAGGATAAAAAATGAATTATTCAAAGATAGATCTTATGAGTATTGTCGACGGCGAAGGTTGTCGTGTTACTCTGTTCGTTTCTGGTTGTAGG